TTCTTGTTTTTGTTTTTAACTGTTGGGGCCATTTTTTCAATATGGTCCTTATCTTTGTATGTTCTCATGCCTTCTTTATCCATACCGCCGGTTGCATTACCAGAGACACCCCAAGCATTTTCGCCTGGACTATCTATTGATTCCGCTTGCTTTCTAAAAGCACTAAAACTGTGTTCCCCAAGACCCATTTGAAGTCCTGAACGTGAGCTAAATGTTGGTCCCATACCGTTTCCTAATGTATTTCTACCACCAGTTACAGGATTGCCTACGCCTTTGCCTTTGAGGATCTTTTCGATGTTGGCGTCTTTGTTGAAGTTTTTGATTTTTGGGGGACCGGCGATTTTGAGCGTTGGGATTGTTTCTTCGGTGGCGGCGTATGCTCCGGCTCCTGCGCCACCGGCAATTGATAATCCGTTTGGATTTTTTCTTGGGAATGTTCCCCCTTTGATTTCGTCACTCTTTCCGATTCCGTTAGCACCCGGTCTATTGTCGGGTGTGGAACTTGTTGGGGCGAGAAGTCCTGGGTTGTATTTTCCCGTGGTTTTAAGCTGAATATTTTTACTATCAGTTCTCTTAGAGATTTCATTTAAAGTTTCCTTTGTGGCGAAGTAATTAAAAGATTCATTAATATCTAACTTGTTATGTGAATCGAGCCAATGATACGCAATTTCATTTTCAGTATACCATTCCCTATCAACAACAAATTCGAGAATCTTTTTTCTAACTTTTTTTAATTCTTCTTGTATTTTTTCAAGTTCTCCATCATTTTGAAATACAATAACTGGATACTTTTGATTGCCCCAAACGGATATAAACTTTTCTAATACAAGTTTTGATTTCTGCCATTTTTCTTGTCGGAGTGATTCGGAAATCATTCTTGTTAATTTTTCATTTCTTTCTTTACTTGCATCATTAGATACCTGAACAAAAATCGGCATTATTTGATAGCCGAGGTCTTCGAGTTGTTCTTTAATATATTCCATACGTTCATAGTCTTCAGCAGGACCGTTTATAACAAGACATTCACGATTTCTTAAGGCTTCTCTACGATGATCAGAAGACCTTTCGGATAAACGTTTCTTATCAGCCAAATAATTAAATGCCTGTACTGTGTTTAACTCTGTACAGGTTCCTTGAGCAATAGATTCACGTATGATAATGTCTTTTCCGGAACCAGGCCCGCCAGTAACAAATACCGCCTTGAAGTGTGACTTTTCGACTATACCTTTTTTGGCTTCAGAAATGGTTCTGAAAAATTCATTTAATGTTCTTTTCATTCGTCATGTACATCAAGATGTTTCCTAAGGTGATTTAACGCATGTTCATGGCTAAATGCATCTTTAACATCCGAACTTCCCGTTCTTTCTTTAAATTTATTATAAATTTCTTGATGGTGTTCCGGCTTAACGTGTTTCTTAATTAAGTCAGTAACTCCTTGAAAAGAATGAATTTTATTATGATCTGCTTTAGCGCCAAAAAGACGTTTAGAAACTTCTTTAGGATCTTTAGTCCTATCTGTTTGTTTTGATGGGGGTAGTTTATTTGCTCTTTGGCCAAGTCCATATTGTGGTGAGAAAACGTGTTTATCTCTGCCTGCGGCATTCATAAGAATTTTATGGTGAGCGCCTTTAATGCCAACTTTTCTATCTTCCCAATTTGAGCTATGTGAGAATTGATCACCCTTTGACGGCTCATCATTTTCATAGTGAGAACCTTCAAAATCAATTTGGTGCTTTGCTTTAGTTTTATTATGTTGCATAATGGCGTGCCTTTGTCCAGCACCTTTTTTTGTGCCTAATAGAGTATAAGGACCAAATTTTTTGCCAATATTTTTATCTAAATGATCGTGTAATTTATCTAAGTGCTCTTCAGGAACTTTTAAATCAATGTCACCCGGTTTTGGGTGATGTTGACCTGGTTTTGTCATTCCGTGATGAAAATCATTGTCACTAATCTTTTTATCCATTAAATGATTAGTTGAGCCTGCATATGCGGAACCAGTTTCAAGAGCTTTATGATTTTTACCAAAAAGATCGTGTCCCTCGCCATGCGATTTTCTAAATGAATCTGCAACAGCTTTAGCAACACCGTGAACATCTTTTTGAACAGCGGCACGTTTACCGTGCGGAACTTCAAGGGCTTCTGCCGCATGACCATTAGCCTTGATATTTCCGCCTTCTGTTAATATGAATTGTTTGAATGATAACATGGATACCTCTTGATTTGTAACACACTATGGTTACCGTATCCTTATTTATATATTTTTAATCGTCACGTACCGTTCCGTCTGATGCAACATGACATCTTAGCCCCAAAACACTCTTTTCTACCACTTTTTCAGGAGGTATCATTTTGTAATAGACATGTTCCAAATCTAAACCAGTAGTACAAGCTACACTAAAAGCCTCGTCATGCATTTTACAAACATCAGATATCATGGAATAGTCAAAAGACCAGATTCTAGTATCATATAACTTAATGCCTTTTCCCATCCAAGAATCAACACTTGTTTTGAACACATATTTATCTTTGATTTCAGGATTGGATGTATAATGCATAATATCAAAATTATCAGTTAATTCTGATCTACCGGTAATCTTAAAAACTCTGTTAGTCTTATAAAGTTCTAGATATTGTAGATACTGTAATGCATTTTTCATGTTATGGATTTCGGCCGGCGTCTGCATTTTATAGTTGTTAAGTTGGCCTATTAAGTCATCTTTAACAAAAATAACTTCATCACATAATTTGATAAGATTGTTTTTCCACTCTTCGGGAACTGGATTAGGGCCAGAATCTGAAAGTAAAATAAATGAATTTGCTACTTTACTTCTGATTGATTTAATTGTGTTTAATGTTTGTTCATATCTTTGTTCTTTAGAAAAAACGCCCGTATTCGGGCATAATGCAGATGTTACAATAAAGACATAACTCATGGTTTATACCATAACCAAACATCATTGGCGGTAAAATTCAAAAATTTAGTATCAATTCCAGCCTCTACAATAAACTCTTTAAGAGCTTTTGTTACTCCAGGTAAACTAAAGTCGTGTCCAGAGAATAAACCACCGGAACGAACTTTTGAATAATAGTTGCTGATATCATGTTTTGCATTTTCATATGAATGGTCTCCATCAACAAAAATAAAGTCTAAAGAACCGTCTTCAATGAGCTGAAGGCCATCTTTTGCGGTCGTGAAAAGGAATTCTACTTTATCTTCATGGCCGGACAAGTTAATATTTTCCATTGATTGTCGTTTAACATCATCAATCATTTCTTGTGTAATTGGTCTATTCCAATCTTGATATGGTAGATATGGATCCATACCATAGAGTTTTTTTATTCCAGGACATTGTTGTAGAATGTTTGCAAAATTTTCACCAGTCCAAACACCTAACTCCAATCCTACAGTACCTTCTCCCAATCTATTAATATATTCAGGTATGCCTGCACCCGAAACATATACTTTTGAAAAATCTTTCGTGCTCATAAATAATATTTCCTTTTTAATTACAATAATTTTTAAACATAACAAACGGGTTACTTTCTTCTATTCTATGAAGTTTAAATATTTCGGGTTGATACAGATTAGCCATCAACATCATTGTCTGATCATCATCAATTAAATTTGCATCAGTAAGATTTTTAAATGCCCCACCAATTAATTCTCTTAACTTAGGCCACATATTTTTACCTGCTACAATTTTAGCACCAAGAATATGTACGTCATTATTCGCAATTATGGTTTGTATTGGTTGACCATTATATGATTTATAATCAAAGAAGTGTATCTTGTCTTCTTCAAAATCAAAAGACCATTCAGTTTTACCATTTAGTGTGGATTTTTCTCGACAATATCCAAAATCCATCCATGCCACTAAATCATTTGAAGCGAAGTTTTCTTTAATTGCAAATTCGGTAAAGAATGTTTTAAGATAATTCACTAAAACATAGTCAGCAGACCAATACTCAGGATTTTTAACTTGATATGGGTTAATCATCTTTTGAAAGTTTGGATCTTTCTGAATCTTACTAATTAAATCTCTTTGTTCGTGAAATTGATTCTTAAAATCAATAGTGATAATGTGTGTAGGTGCCGTCCTCTCAGTACATCTTGATTGAATTGTTTCAACCAATTCTTGTGAAGTAAAAATAACTAACTCGTTATTAAGTGTTGCCAGATGAGAAAATCTGTCTACATAAGTGTCTGTAGTTCTTTGTAGATAGTGTGGGAGACCTTTATCAGGAGTCCAATCGCCTCGACCAATATCAAAAAATGCAGTTACAATTGAAATATTCCCCATATCTATACCTTATAAGTAAAAAATTCAGTCTCATCTTCAACATTGAGTTTTTTCAACATTTCTTTTTTCCAATCAGGTACTCTATCGTATTGGTGTACGATTGAATACGGTATTTTGGTTTTACCACTTACAATAACCGAGTCTTTATTCATTTCAGGTCTTACACAAGTTAAGAACTGACCGAATTGATCCATTTGGTCTGGTTTATTTGTTACATGCAGGTTGCAAGAAAAGCCATCATCCAAATCTGAGAAATATGTTTTACCATGGTACGGTTCTAGATTCATTATTACATTATACGCCGCTTGGTCTGCAACCCAATCTGCACGATTAGATGACATATGAAATAGCATTGCACATAAGTCTCTAATTTCGGCAGAAGTACCAGCAAGAGTTCCTACATTATAAACTTCAGAGTTTTTAATTGTATTATAAGTATAATCACTAAAACATTTGATAATGTTATCTTTGTTCCATGGCTCATTCTCAATATGTATACTTTCAGATACCGCAATATAATTTAATTTAGATTCTTCTAAACGCAGTTCTATATCTTTCATAGGATCTGTTTGAAAAATTACGTCACGCACATCTGTTGTTAAAACATATCGATAATTATTGCCTTGGCTTTTTAAATAGTCGTAGATATGTAAGAAGCGTTCCATATGGAACATCATACCATTAGGTGTATTGTTTTGCAATACGATTAAACCGGCATCTTTCAGTTTATTATTTGTTTCTTTCGATGAATTGATTGAGATGATTACTTTTGAGCCTTCAAATCCGCATTCATTTAGTGACTTAACCCAAGGTTCAACTTGTCTATAGTTATAGCCTCTAAACGCACCAATAATTAAATCTGTTTTCGCCATGGCAATTTTCCTTCATATTTGTTAATCATAACTTCATTTCCTTTTAAGAAGAACTCTCCCTGCACGGAATCTGCTCTACTTGCAACCCTATAATTTACTGTATACTCATATGTATGATCGAAATTTTTAAAGTTTTGCATCATAAACGGTGAAAGTATTCTATCTACTTCTGGTTGTTCTTGTGGGTGTCTTGCTCTACGATACCAATAAGGTGAAAACCCTAAAGCGGCCTGTTTAGGTATCATGTAACAATTCACATCAATGAAATTATCATTTATAACAGAAGTCCATTTACCGAGAGACTCACAGTCATCATTACAGATAAATCGTCCCTCTTGATCGACAATTCTACGTAGTGTATAAGCCCATTGATTACCGGCATTAATTACTTTAACAAGTTCTTCTATATGATCTTTTTCAAACCAATTATCTTGGTCTAAGAAACATAAAAAATCACCTTTTGCAATATAAGACATTGCTCCATATATTCTATGACCATTATATTGATCTTTTCCTGTTGCATAGGGCAATTTAATTAAATCGACATATGCACCTTCAAGTGCATCATCAAGAATATCGTTTTGCTCGGTTGGTCCATCAACTACAACGATATGTTGAATGTTGTCGTATGTTTGAGTTTGAACTGAGGCTATTGCCTGTTTAACGCAAGATGCACCCGTTGTCGGGGTGATAATTGTGATCAAAGGTTTCATAATATTATCTAGTTAGTTGTAGGATTCTCTTTACCTGTTCTTCAATAATTGGTTTGCGATTAGGCCAGAAGATATATTCTTTATCTCCTGTACTATGTAGCTTGTTTAAAAAAGGTATTATAATTTTTTCAAGTTCTTTTAATTTCTTTTGATAGTCTTCAACTGTCTGTGCTTTTGTATTACTTACAACTGCATCATATTCTTCTTTACTAACGGTAGAGAAACCAAAATCATCATCAGAGTCTTTATACTCTTGTAAAATTTTATCAAAATCGGATAACGGCATTTTTTTCCTTAAAAGTAATATTTATACCTTAAAACCTTCGAACTTCTTTTTAGGACTTTCTGATTTAAATGGCATACCGGAATCGATGATACCGCTTTGACCCGAATCATCAATATCGTATAGTCTCATTTTAGGTTTGTCAATACCAACAACAAATCTTTTGAATTGTGATGGATCTGTATATCGATTCTTCAATTGTTTTACCATTATCTGACCAAGACCTTCAAGTTCTTCAGAACTAATCAAAGCAAACATCATGTCAGCAGTAGCGGGCAAACCAAAACTTTCACTTGTATCTTCGAGTCCTGGGTCGGAACTTCCATAACCTGATCTTGTTGTTTGAGTCGCAGATACAATTGGAACTCCGAACTCGACTGCAAGACCTCGCAACTCTTCAGCGATGGATTTAACGTAGGTATAGGAATTAATGTTGCTACCGGCTTTAATTCTTGATGAACAGCAAATATTAAGATAATCAATATAGATAATATCAGGAACAAATGATTTTTTAAGATTAAGTTCATTCAATAAAGTCCTAAAGTGTAGTGATGATGCAGAGGCAGTTGGATATTCTTTAATGATAAGTTTACCGGTTACTTTACTTTTAAGACTTGCAACTTTTCTATCATAAGTTTCTTTTGGTAAATCTAGTAAATCATCAAGAGTAACATTCAATAAGTTTGCATCTATTCTTTCTGCAATACGTTCTTCAGCCATTTCCATAGTGATATAAAGAACATTTCTACCCATCGACATATTTCCAGCGGCACAATGACACATAAAAAGAGATTTACCCACACCAGTACCAGCAAGAGCAATGTTGAGAGTTTTAATAGGAAGACCGCCTTTTGTAATCTTGTTAAACATGTCCAAGTCAAATGGTATTCTTTCTTCTTTTCTGTGATAGAATTCATATCGTTCATCCGAGTTCTCTAAGTAATCATGCCCAATAGAATTATCAAAACTTACCGATAAGGCATCTGATAATATCTTGGGAATTGAACCTTTGTCGTTTGTTTTGTCCTTACCGTCCAATATAGAAATAGACCCCAATACTGCATTGTATATCGCCCGTTCTTGGCAAAATGATTCTGTTTTTTCAATAAGCCATTGAATCTTGGATTCTTCTCCCTTAGCCAATGCAATCTCTTGGAGATAAGACTCGGACTTTTCCACTTCAACATCCGTAAGATTTCTCCTTTCTTTGATGGCCAATCCAATTGCCTCAATCGTCGGTGTAGTATTGTATCTTGAAATAAATGCACCAAGTTCTTTGAAAATGGTTCTCTCAATCGAATCTGAGAAGTATTCATCTTTGAGGAAAGGGAGTACCTTGCGAATGTACTCTTCATTATAAATTAGGTTCCTTAATATCGTCTGTTCTAGTCTCATCAATTATTTCCTCGTCAATATTATCCGTCATTAATTCTACTAATAGGTCACCAAGATACTGTTTGAAATTAACATCATTTTGTAGTTTTTTAGGCTTCTTAACTGTTGATTCTAACACATCGAAAGCAAAATGTAAATGGGGTCCGTCTATTTCTTCCTTTATTTTTACCTTACCAAACTTAAAGACGGTGCCCTGATATTCACCTTCTAAAAGTTTGATATTGGTTAATGTATTGTCATCTTTAGAATAGATGAAACAGTAATCAATGCCTTCTATCATTCAGCACCATTAGTTGTTTCAACTTCAAAGGCTTCTTCAATATCTCCACGCATAATATTACCAGTTGATATTTGGTATTTCTTTTTGATGTAATCGGAAAAAGTTTTGTTCTTTAGAATCGGTACCCAAAACTCTTTTGTATCGGTCTCTTTAATTCGGTATTTTTTGTCTCCAACAACACCATCATTGTCAACTTTAGAATACCATCCATTAGAAGGTTTTACTACATGACCAGATTCGAGGGCAATATCAAGCAAACCAGACCACTTACTAATACCACCATCAAAAGATACGCTAACAGGTATTTTAGATTTCTCTTTAACATAACGACTCTTTTCAACATTGATAATGAAATTATAGCCTACGATTTCAGTACCTTCTTTCTCTTGTTGTCTACCAAGAATGAAGATGTTATCGGCCGAGTAATAACTTCCTGTTCCCCCACCTACAATGTCTTTAGGAAACATACCAATTTCTTTGTAAGTATGATTTACAACGATCATTGGTATATCTTTCATTGTCAAATGGGGTGTTACCATTCTAAACAATGATTTTACTGCTTTTGCTCTTGACATATCGGCAACTGTTTTACCTTCTAGTGCATCATTGACTTCTTTGATAGATGCAAGATTCCCAATTGAATCAATTACAATAATCAAATGGTCTTTGCGATCCAACTCTTTAAGTTGTTGCATCACATCAATTTTTAACTGTTCAATGTCCGTAAGTGGTGTATGTAAAACCCGATTAGTATCGATACCAAATGAATCAAAATAAGACTGAGGAGTACCAAATTCACTATCATAAAATAAGAGTGCCGAATCTTCATATTTGTCTAGGTACGATTTTGCCATCAAAAGAGAAAAAGCCGTCTTAAAGTGTTTTGATGGGCCTGCCCACATTGTAAGACCAGGTGTTAAACCACCATCAAGTGCTCCACTAAGTGCAACATTAATGATAGGTATTGCTGTCGGGATCATGTCCTTTTCTGTAAAGAACTTCGATTTTGAAAGTATCGCTGATTCTTTGATACTGCTATTTTTCTTTAGTTTTTCAAGTATACTCATAATTTACCTTTAAAATTTACCGGATGCTATATCTTTTGCTTTTTCAAATGCAAAAGGAACTGTATAATCGTATGTAGTTGTTGAAACTCCAGGAGATGTTATATTTGCTATGTTTTCTTTTTCGACTTGAACTGTTGTTTCTACTGGTTTTAAGTCTATAGGCATTTCTTTGATTTCTGGTAATGTTGGTTCCGGTTCTTCTTCAAGTTCTTTTACTTTAGAATGAATATCATCAAAACTTTTTTTAACTGCTATGTCAACGTCGCCTCGTTCTTTTATTGACTTGTTAGCGGCAATTAAAAGTAATACTGCTAAAGGATCAAAAACAATCATAATTAGCATGATTACAAGTCTGACTGCTTTATCAATTACGTCTCTATTACCAGAACCATATATTAATTCTGCAATGTATTTAATTGGACCAAAGTCTGATTCTGCCTTCTGTAACGCCACATTAAGAGGTGCTCTTTCTTCGTTAAGTGCATTAATGGATTTCTGTGACTCTTGAATCTCTTGGCTAATGCGGCTACGGTCTTTCTGTTGGGCTTTGCGAATGGCGACCGCTTTATCCGCCCCCTTTTCATCCGAGGATCGTACCAAAACCTGGTCAACACCATCATCAAGTTGTTTGAGAATCTTACGATTGCCATCTATATTCTCCTTTTCAGTTTTAATTTTTTCATCCAACATTGCAACTTTATCTGATAGTGGTGCAGTATCCGCTGAATGTTCTAAGTGTGCTTTTGACAAATATCCAAAAATTCCCATTGATGTAATGAACATCAAAATAACAACTGCTGTTATGAAAGGCGCTTTAAGACTTCTTGGTGCAGTTTCCCAGTTTCTATAAGTCCATGAAATCGTTACTAATTTAGCAACTTCAAATATTGAACCCATTATAATAATAGGCCAATACGAACCAGGAAAAATTGCAGTAAGTCCTATTACTGAATAATAAGCCGCAACACCAGATAAGCCTAATGCGGTAAGTAGTGTTAAGAAAATCATTTAAAAAATCCTTCTAGTGTATTAACTTTCTCTGCTTTCCAACCAACACAATCTAAAATTGTTTGCATTGGTGCTAAGAATGTTTTCTCGAATTGTAACTCATAATCTATATACTTGTCAAGCCCAAACTCGGTTGGAATACGATTTGGAAATGATATTACCGAATCTTTAAATGGATTGGGTTCTTTTAGGTATGTAAACTTAATCTTTTCACCTTCTTTAATTAATTCATACTTTTTGGTAAGTTTCATTTCTTTCAGATAATGATTGTATAGAATTGCACCCTTAACATGAATTGGCGTACCTTTGATGTATAACATACTACCAGAATTAGAATAGTTTCTTATACCGTTAACACCTCTAGGAAAAGAAATTTCTTCAGGGGGCATTGATTTGAATTCTCTCTTAAAGTCTTTGATAAACTTTTGAATATCTTTCTCGGTACCTTTCATTATTAATGAGATCATTTCTTTCATTTTAACTCGAATAGCGGATGGTGTGGATGATTTAATAACTTCAAGACCCATAATCTTAAGGTCTGGCTCATTATATCTAACACCTTCATTGTCATATACATTAAGAATATAACGTTTCTTAGCAGTCCACATACCTTTATCGGCAAGTGACTCTCGTTTCATTTGCATCTTTTGCTTGAATACTTGCATATAGTCGCCTAATTCTTTATAGGACTTCTCAATGTAAGGTTCAAGTTTATCATTACAAACTTTATCCATAAAGTCAATTACCTTTGTTATTGGTATAGAAACTTTACCATTAACACCATAAACTTTATTTACTAATTCACCAAGTCTTAAATAAATTGAATCCGTATCGGATGCAATTACATAATCAGTTTCGGTTTTTAACAGATTATTCATGTAATCGTTTATCTTATTTTGAATCCAACGAATACTCAATTGACCAGCCGTAGTTACACCAAGAGCCAATCTAAGGTCAAAGAACCTAAAATATTGAGAACCGAGAGCACCATATGCAGAGTTAAGACCAACTTTCTTTGCTAGTTGTAAGTTATTGAACTTGGAGATTCGTTTTTCAATTTCGTATTTGGCGCTTTCATCTGTTTCATTTTCGTAATCCTGTTTTGCTTGTAGATATAGTTTCTTAAACTTCTTTCTATCTTCATACATTTCTTCCAACATCTTAGGTAAGAAGCCTTGTTGGTCGGTTCTGAACAACTGTCCGTTAGGTGTGAGTGTACATTTCATTGGAACCAGAAATGAGGTATCAATAGATTTGCTCAACATATTATTAACATTGACTTTACCAATTTCTTGTTCAAACAATTCTATAGCCTGAAGCTCTTTTTCAAGTTCTTCAGTTGTCATATTTTTTATATCACAAAACATTATTTACACCACTTTTTTCTATTTTCAGTTCTAGTTAATATTTGTAAATTATCAGGATGATGTAAACCGCCTTTTGCAATAGGCTGTATATGGTCCACTTCGTGTCCTTTAGGACAAATCAAATAATATTCCTGCAATTTCTTCTTTTCCTTTTTACTTAATTTTGGAGTTTGATTCCGTATTCTTGCTCTGCGCCTTGCGGCAATTTCATTTCTAATTCTACGTTTATGTTCTTCACCCAAATACCTACTTTTTTGAGCACACGAATAACTACAATATTTTGAATCATATTTCTCACTTTCGGTCCGAAACTTCTGCGTTTCATATTCTTTACCACAATGCAAACAATTTAATAAAGACTTTCGTTCTTTATTCTTACATTCTAAATCAAAAGGCTTCTTAATGTCAAATTTTTTTAGGTATTTTTTTATGTTGGCATCCGAACAACCAAAGTATTCAGCTACCTCATTCCTTCTCATATTTTTGATAATGAATAGTTCAAAGAGTTTATCCTTAGTGATATTATATTTCATTGATTCTCCTAATAAGTAACCACATCTACTTATTTAGTGTTTCTCAACTTTAACTCCTCAATCAGTTTTTGTTTTCTTTCGGAAATATAACTTCTTTCCACAAGGTTTTCAGGACTTATGGAATACTGCATCATAAGGTGAGGATACAGAGAATTCAAATCGAATGACACAACATATTCATGGAAACCTACTTGCGGTTCTTTTACATAAGCACCTTCAAATGCCATGTTCTTATCTTTGACGATACGTGGCGGTACAATGATATCTTTCTCTTTTAGGTAAGAATAAGTTAATGCATCCCACATACGAGTCTGTGCAAACACATCATCGTAATTTGATTTTGTATCATATGTCAAAGAAATGGCAAGTTCAAGTAACTTCAACTTCTCTTCAAGTCTCATTACAAGACCAACGTCTTTGATGTTGTACTCTATGAATTTTTGATAGTCGAGCCTATACAATGTGTGAAGATTATCATATTCATCATATGATAACTTACCTTCACCCAATTCAACTTGAGCAATAGTTTCTAAGCGATAATTTTCTTGCGACTTACCGTTAGGAGCATACCACTTATATAAATCAATGTAATCTAAACAGGAAACTCCAAGAAGTTCATAATAAAGAACTTGTTTACCGTTAATAATAGTTTTGCGTTCTTTGATTATGTTCCATGGGGATAATTGTTTTGCGAAATCATCCCCCACAATACGCCTAAACCGATTGACGAGATAAGGCACATCAAAGTCTTTCATGTACCAGCCGGATAGAATATCTGGCGGGTCTTCAGCCCATAGCATTACGAATTTTTTGCAAAGTTCGTATTCATCTTTACACTTCACATAGATTTCGTTACCTTTAGTTTCATAGTCGCCACAACCAAACACATAAGTCTTACCATTGACCCATTGAATACAAATCGCTGTGATGGGTTCTGTCGCTTCGTATGGGTCAGGAAAGCCATTCTCTGAACCGACCTCGATATCAATTACGGCAACTCTTAACTGTTCAAAGTCATAATCAATCAGATCAGGATAATGGTCTGTGATATATGCATATTCGAAACGAGCCTGACCATATATCTTAGGCGCATTAGAAACATCTCGCCAATTGTCTAGAAAGTCTCTAGCATCACGGATAGTTTCGAATTTTCTTTGCTCTAAGTTTAGACCTTGCAGACTTTTGTATTTGGAATCTTTTTTTGTTTCAAGATATAGAGATGGCGAGTATTCAATTCTTTGTTTAACTCTTTTACCATTTCTAATACCTCGAAACATTACGTTATTGCCGATAACGTGAACGCTTGTGTAGAAGTTCATCCTAGAATAATTTCTTTCTGTTTTGGTAATACGATACCTGAACCAAATACTTGATTATAGTTGTCAATAAAATCTTGTGCTGGTGTGTATGAGTATACTATGGATGTACTTGGGATGTCAATAGTTGAATCTTTTATTTGTTCCGCATGTAGTGGAAACGGTGAAAATCCGATGTTTGGTTGTCCATCTTTACCACGAACAATTGAGATGCCTACCGGATTTTTAACTTTATAATGAGATATTGGTGACAATCTTTCTATATCACCAAGAACTTCTTCACCTGTCACTAATTTCAAAACTTGTATACTCATAATAACCTTATAATGTTGGAGCGTGGTAAGGGAATCGAACCCTTGTCTTGAGCTTGGAAGGCTCTAATTCTACCATTAAACTAACCACGCATAAATAGATAGATTGTCTATTATATATGAAATCGTCTGAACTGTCAAGCAGTTCTTGTTATCTTTACCATGAAATTTGATTATTAATGTCTGGTAATTATAACTCTTTAAATGGATCCAATAACATTATTCGCTATGGCGAATGCCGCTGTTGCGGCTGTCAAAAAAGGTTGTCAACTCTACAAAGATATCAAAGGTGCGGCAGGGAACGTAAAAGAAGTTCTTGACGATCTTGATAAGCAGTTCCACGACCACCATAAAGATAAACCTGCAACGAATGAACAACGAAAACAATTAATCGAAAAGAAAAATGAAATAATTGAGTTAAACAAAAAAGGTGGGGATACTGATGATATTTATTCTGAAATTGGTGAAAGGCTCGGTGAATTTTTTGACGCATTTTATAAATGCCAAACCGTTTTAGCTGAGGAAGAAAAGTATGCAAAAACTCATATTTATGAAGGTGACGCCAGTTTAGGTAAACGTGCGTTGCAACGAGTCTTAATGAAAAAGAAATTACAGCAAATGAGTGTTGATTTGCGTGAGCTAGTAGTTTATCAAAGTCCGCCTGAACTTGGTGCTTTGTGGACTGATGTGAATAAAATGATGGAGGAGCTTGGGGAACAAGAAAAAATTCTCATCGCTAGAAAAATGAAAATGGAAGCGGCGGATGCAAGAAGAAAGGCTATCTTTATGCAACATCTACGAGCCGATGCGTATTTTGGTGGTGTATTACTTGTTATAATATTTTCAATGAGTTGCGTTTTCGCTTATATTGCACATGATGCACAAAAAAGATATCCCAGTCTTTTTCAACACACTAATCAATATAAATTAGAGGAATTGAGAAAGAGGGAGATCTTAGAGTATATTGAAAAATCAAAGAAACCTATTTTTGAAAGCCCAAAAGAGGATTAATAGTACGCTAATTGTTATACCCAGAAAAAACACGAAGCAATAAAATAAGAATTTACCGGCGTGTTCTACTTCTTCTAAAAGTTCTAAAAGTTTTGTTGTGAGATGCATTTGATCGAGCGTTAATTTTATTGGAATATTCATAAAAATTAATCATCAAAGCAAATTAAAAAAAGTTATCAGGATATGGATGTGTTGGTTGTTGTGACTAATTCGTGAACTAATTCACCATTAGCATTAAAAATTTTCAACGTATCAGCATCTTGTGTATTTAAAAATTCCTTAGCACTTTCAAAAGAATCAAAAAAATGTGAAGAAGATTCTAAAACACCACCAACCCATTTGTGTTTTTTTACCATGTGATGTGACATTTGTTTTCCTTATTTAAAATATTTTAACCATATAGTAAGGGTCTCATCAGTATAATTTTTGAGACTCTTTCTATTTAACCATGTATTTAGACGAGGCCATGTATACGCCAATTCTAATTTTCTGGCAATATCTTTTGTGTCAGTAGGATCTGCGGCAAAAGTATTTGACATCCACGGTATTTCTAAAGACCCAACAAATGGTACTCCTTGAGATACGAAATCTGCCCCAACAATATTAAAAGTTTCCGAAAAACTTACCTGCAAACCAATATCCATTTTTGAACACAATTCGGTAAAATTATCTCTAGGAGTCCATTGATGGTTTATCAGTTGATGTCCGGTATCATTAACCTGTATAAAAAAAGATTTTAGATTATTAATCATTGGCTCACCTTTCATTTCAATACGTCCGGCATTGACATGAAATCTCAATTTCTTTTTTATTCGATTAGCAAATTGTAATGCGCCTAGTGCTTGTGATAAATGATTTTTAAGCGGTCTTATAGCACCAAAACAACCAACATCAACAAATTCTTTTTTAGTATCTAATTTTTTAATATCAAATTCTTGCGGGTAATAATTTGGTAAATATACAATCTTTTCTTCAATTTTACAAATTCTAAACCCAAAATGTTCTTTTACATACACCCTCATGTCATGTAACATTCGTGGTGCATTACATGCAATAACAACATTTTTATAGGTTGAATATTCGGCAATCCAATCCATAGCAATACCTTCACCTGCCATAAATGGTAATTCAGAATGTAATCTGATAATCCACTTAACTGAAGGATGCAACTTTTGTAGTATTGCAAACTTGGTTGGTGTTACCCAAAGAGCTTCAATAATTACATGAGTTGGTTTATATATATTGACTTCACGGTCAATACAATTATTATCTATACATACAACTAATTTTGATTGCACACCATTATTGTTCAGCATTTCATACATGAAACTTGCCGAATTGTATAAGCCGGTACTTAAACCGATATTTGAATGCGTTATACTATGATAATCTTCCCTGCGCTTGAGAAGAAACAAAACTTTTGACATTAATTGTTCACCTAAATTTAAAGTAGTTTGGATGCGGGTCCCGGAGTCGCACCAGGAACTGAGGATTATGAGTCCTCCGTAATTCTGTTTTACTAACCCGCTATATACTATATAGTCGTTTTCACTATGAAACTTTTATGAAAATTTGGAGCGGGATACGAGAATCGAACTCGTGTCCGAACCTTGGCAAGGTCCCGTTCTACCATTTAACTAATCCCGCTTATTTTTTAATACCGAAAAAATATAAATCGTGAACCTCATTGTTTACTTCAAATTTATATTCACTAAACATTTCACCTAAATTAAAGTTTTCTCTGAAGTCTTCTTCCGTTAGATTCTTATAATAATCTTTCCATCCTTCACCTTTTACAATTGTCAAAGGACTATCACTAGAGTTTTGTTTTTCCGTACCATGTTCAGGGCATCCTGTTGTCGGTACAGATATAAAATGCAAGCCACCAGATTTTAATATTCTGTGCATATCTTTAAAATTAGATACCCAATTAGGATTATGCTCAAAACAATTACAACTTCCGGTAGTATCAAATTCTATATCTTCTGCCCTGAATGTGATACCGTCATAAACAACATCAACGAGTTTTCCTTCACCAACATCATAACCAATATAGTTGCAGTTTTCAAAATAATCTCTAATAGATCCATTTATATCTAGACTACCGATTTCAAGCATTTTAATGTTTTTGAAATTATTTGGGAATTTTTCTTTGAGTCTGGTAATAAAATCTCGTTGTTCTCTATGTGACATGATGTTTTAACAGTTAAATTGATATTTATTAAGATTCGAAAACACCAACAACATGCTCTACTTTTAATGTGTATATGTCATCTTTGACTTTGATTGCACCGTTCCAATTTACTAGAATCTCTTCACCGATTGCAACTTCTTCAACATCAGGTCCTACAGCAATAACTTTTGCTCTGTCTGGTTCTGGTGAAGATTTGAGTATGATACCCGAATCAGTTTGATTGACTTTTTCAAGTCGTTGAACGATAATCTTGTCATGCAGGGGTGTGTACATAATATTCCTTTATAAAAAACTTTTCAAAAACTCTTTGTTATCTTCAATTAAACTTACTAATGCGTGTGCAGTAAAAGTTACTTGTTCTTCAGTTAACTTAAGATTATAGGTATTATCCAAAATGTGCAAAACTTCATGTATTAAAGCAATCCTTTGAGTTTGCATTGTATGCTCTGTGTTAATGCTAATTTCTTGTCTATTGAAATCTGCAAGACCAACATTACCATTCAGTTCTTCATTTGTTTTATGAATAACATCATAATAGATACCACCTATTTTCATAATTTTCCTTAACAAAGTTTGGGGAGACTAATGGGAGACGAACCCATTCTACGACTTTCACAGAGTCGGGTGCTAAACCGTTACACTATAGTCTCCATTATTTATATTTGTTCGGCCAAGATTCTTTTTAATCTGTCGGCACAAAAACTTGCGGCAGGTGCATCTGGTTTTACCATCGGAGTAATATCACATGTACCTTTGATGTACCCAATTGCTTGTTGCACAACGCAAGAAGAACCGAATTCATCCGATTTGTTTAAATCTAAATGTACTTCAACGTGACGGTCTTCTAGAACATCCGACATTTCTTGAAACAATTCAGACACTTTATATACTTCTGTCATCAAACGCATTGCTGGTTTACTTTTTTTGTGATCGTAATCTAATTCACGGTCAACAAAACCAAAAATTTTACAACCATGGCAACCATCAATGTGAACAACAACCGCAAGTGCATAGTCAGCATACCATACACCATTAATTCTAAGACGTTCCGAGTCGGCACCTAGATATACTTTTGTATCCGGTCCTTGAGCCAAAATAAAATCTTTGACTACTTTTATATCAAAATCTCTCATAAAACATCTTCCTTTAACAACAATAAATATCTAACTACTACTTATTTAAACATCATGGATTTATACAAACAACTGGGAATTTCACCAGATGCAACAAGTGAAGAAATTAAACACGCTTATCGTTTGTTAGCTCAGATACATCATCCAGATAAAGGAGGTGAAGAAGAGAAATTTAAAAAAATTAAAATGGCGTATGAGACACTAAGTGATCCTGATAAACGTGCCCATTATGATGCCACTGGTACAGTAAATCAAACTTACGATATTAATGCAGAAGTTCTTAATGAACTTGCTCAACTCACAATGCATTTTATTAATAAAATGGATCCTATTAATGATGATTTAATTATGATGATGAAAGGTGATATTATTGAGGCTATAAAAAATGTTAATAACAATATTGGCAATGTTACGAGAGATATCAAAAAATTTGAAATGATTGTAGTGCGAATCAAGTCTAGGAAAAAAGAAAATATATTGCAAAAATTCACACAGAACCATATTGACAACTTAAAAAATACCTTAAAGAATATGGAAAGAAGAATCGAAATTCTTAATCTTATGTCTGAAAATTTATTAGACTATTTTTATTCGTCTGATGCTATTGAAGCTATTCAACAGATTACCGGACTCATAGAATAATTGGCCTCCCGCCAGGGAATCGAACCCCGTCCAAGGCTTTTGGAGAACCTTGTGCTACCGGAACACTTGCGAGAGAATTACATATAGAAACACACTCGGCCAAATTTACTTTCGTACCGGATGCCTTAATGAGTGTGTTTCTATATGGTGCCCCAAGAGAGAATCGAACTCCCGTCAACGGATTACAAATCCGTTGTAATACCACTATACTATTAGGGCAATAATTTCTTTTTCAACTTCATTGCAACGTAAGTGCCGCAAAACGCACCTAATACAGATGCAATTATCATTGTATGGTCATCAATATAATTGATTGCCGCTACACTTGCGGCCAATGTTACTAAGCAACTCCAAATACTTGCAAGAAACATTTTATCTTCGTTCATTGCTTTTATAAAAAAACAATACAAGATATCTGTAATGAATACTGCTAAAAATGTAATTATGTAATTCATAATTATCCTTAATAAGGTTAATGGTGGATGTGGTTGGGATCGAACCAACTGTGGTGTAAACCGGAAGATTTACAATCTCCTGCCATACCATTACGGCGGCACATCCATTAATTGGTCTCGGTGGCAAGATTTGAACTTGCGATTTCCTGTTCCCAAAACAGGTGGAATGAACCAGACTATCCTACACCGAGTTATTTGGCTCCCTGTCTGGGTAACGATCCCAGCTAATCATTGATTAACAGTCAAGTCCGTGCACCATGCTCGAATTCCAGGGAATATACTATCTTCTTTTTTGGCGGTCCCAAGGGGATTCGAACCCCTGTTGACGGCGTGACAAGCCGCTGTAATAACCAGGCTATACTATGGGACCAAAATCATTTGTTTTGCTGACGCACTATTTGCTATACCTCAACGGAATTGGTGGCCACACTACCGTTTATTAATATAGTTACTCAGGGTTGACGTTTACCCCATGGCTTACATCAGCAAAACAAATGGTACTCGGTACCGGATTCGAACCGGTGTGAATGCCGTGAAAGGGCACTATCCTAGGCCTCTAGATGAACCGAGCATAAACTACTTCAAATTTTTAAAGAACAGACTCTAGTATAACATACTAAAAATCATTTGTCAACACTTTGTTGCAAGATTACAACAAAATAATTTTGGAGTACGTGATAGGAATCGAACCTACATAAAACAGATTTGCAATCTGCCCCCTAGCCTTTCGGGTCACACGTACACATATCTGAAAACAAAAAACCCCTAGGTGTTACGCTAGGGGTTTGTGTATAATTTCTTGGACTAAAAACTTATACAGAAACCCCTTTTTTGCAAGGCCCATGATTCATTATCGCAAATCTCTGTGCGACAATTAGTATGGTATGTCGGTTTCGTAAACATTTTTATATTTTTTTCCACTTAATTGGTATAGATACTATAGGAGTAACAGGATCTTTGAATTCTTCAAAAATATTCCATAATTGATTCTGTACAGTATATTTATATAATAACCCCACTTCAATACCAGAGGCCTCGATTTCCCATGGATGTATCCAGTAATCCATATTGTCAGAATCTACTTTTTTGCCTTTCCACAAGGTCATTTCCTCATTTAGTTCATCATTCAAATATTGTTTCACATGTACCATTTCATGTGCTAATGTTGAAAATATATTTCTCACGCCAATACCCGGATGCAATTCAATTTTGAATACTCTTGGTTGGTTTTTGCTATTGCATTCTTCAACAAAAGCAGTGCCATAATTTTCTAATTTAGCATCAAATCTTATTGTAAGATGACAATTATTTCTTATTCTTTTATTAGTAATTAATTCGGATGCAAAGTAATTTACTGCATCTTTTATAAATGGTTTAAATTCTCTATCAGGACAATTTAAGATTTTTAGATGCATTATTTCTTCCTTTAAAATTCTACAACTCTTTCCAAACTACTTGTTTTTACATAGTGTAGTTCTGTAATTTTATCTGGATGTGGCATAAATTTAGTCACAGGAGTGAACATTTCTCCATCAATTTCCTTTTCGTCCCAAGAAGAATAAGTCCAATAAATTTGGAAAATATTAGTTTTTGAACGCAATTCAATTAGTTTAGGGTTTTGAGTTTTCATAATATTTACTATTCTACAACAACATAGGGGGTCTTAAGACCCCCCATGTTATTTACCAAAATTATTTTTTATTTCGGAATCGTTCGGGATAGTTTTGCTGTTCCCACTCTTCATCAGATACTGGCCACCAATTATTCATTTTTAGTTTTGACTGAAATTTTCGTAACTAGATCTTGTGCTTTAACCATATTCTCTAGCCATATTTTAAGCATACCATTTACTAATTCCGCATCTTTAATTTCCACTTTGTCTGCTAATGTGAACTGACGTTCAAAGTTTCTTGCCGCAATTCCTTTATACAAGTATGAGTTTTCCATTTCCGGATCTTCTTTAGCATTTGCTTTAATTACTAATTTATTTCCTTCAAGAGAAACGTCTATATCAGTTTTAGCAAAACCAGCGACTGCCATTTCAATGACATACTTGTTTTCTTTAACTTGTTTGATATTGTATGGAGGATATCCTGGAATTGATTTTGATGCGACTTTGATTTGGTCAAATATGTCATTAAATCCAATTGCAAATGGATCGAAAGATTTGTGAAAGTTTTCCAATGTGTTTAATATACTTGTCATTTTTTTGCTCCTAAAAAAGCGAGTTGTTAAAATTGTCGCCCAAAATTGGCACGACACAATAATTATATCAGTATTTATATCAGAAATCAATCCTTTTGAGGTTTTTTACCGATATTATATTTCGGTACTAATTGCCAATCATTCTTTTCTTTGTGAGATAGTATTTTGACTTGCGACAAAAAGATTGGTTCTGGCGTTGCCGTTTGTTCTTTTTTGACAATCTTAATCAGACCCCAATCCTCTAATAGGTTTGCAATGGCGTTCCTACGAGATAAATCGTTTTCTGTGATATCGGTAGGCTTTCCATCAAGTGCGAACAATTCCTTGAAGTGCACTAAGTAGTAAAGACCTTTCTTGTGCAATATATGACAAGATTGGTATAATGTTCTGTCTTTTTTGGATGCTACACCGATACGAGTTAGAGTCTCTCTGACCTTGAGAAAATCATCTTTTTCATTCAAAGTCACCTCAACTAAATCGGTAATATTAATCATTTTTTCATTCCGCCTTTATCTATTCTTATTTTTATTTCAGCGATTTGCTCATCGGTAAGAATACGTAAAGCCTCTTTGGCCTTAGCATTTGAGTAGCCAAAGAACTCTTTCACTACATCAATATTCTTTTCTTTATCAGACTTTTGCCACGGTTGAAATTTCCGTTTCATGGGTCTGATGGTATTTAGAAGATACTGGTATTGCATATCCACATCAAGTTCAGGGAACTTGTTGATTTCATTGACAAACAATACACAATCGCTGTGATAAGACAAGGAACGGTTGATGATAAATGACTTATAATCCTTACGGTCTACTTCGTCATTTATTACACATTTCTTAGTTTGGAGTATGGAGGGTATAATCTCCTTAAACATGTCCGGCATTTCAAAACCTCATAATATATTTTTTATTTTCAACAAATGTAATCTTCAGACTGAATTCTTTTTTGATTTGTCCTTTATAAATTGAACTAAATTTTTTGCTCTTTTAGACTCAGCATCTTCAGTTTGTAGGTTAAACAATGCTGCCATATTAGTGTTCAAATGAACATTTCGTACTATAGCGTCTTGCTTTGAGAACCATTCTTTTGCAACTTTTTCCCAACCACCACCAAGTTGTTTAAACTTCTTATCTTTTAAATGTTGTTCTAAGCAATACAATATATGAGAAATTCTCTTTTTTATTGTTTCGCCTTTGTTCCATTCACCGGAAGTTTTTGGAATTTCTTTGTTTGTTTCAAGTTCTTTGATAGCAAAAGTAATACCGTCTGTTACGCCTTTTACACAAACACCGGAATTCCCAAGAGTGATATCTGTAAAAAACTGATCTACTTTGTCTCTCTTGTCGGTATTTGCATATGTTCTATATGCCATTAGAGCGGCGGCTAGAAGACCATGGTCACCTTCCCAAACCTTCTTCTTAATGGATATAATATTGTCAACAATCGCAAATTCATTGATAAATTCAACAATTGCATCTCTTAATGTATGATCCTTGTTTAATGGTTTTTTTATTTCAAAGTAAATATCATTAACGACTTTAAGAGCAGATATAAATTTACCATTTTTAATTTTACTACTCTTTGCTTCGTAACCAATTGCTCTTAAAATACCGCTTGCTGTGTCTTGAGTGGTTTCAACTGCTATTTTATTATCATATTTACGATAAATGTCTTCCATTTTTTCTATGGTGTCAACTTCATAAACTGAAGCATACATATGTTCAGGTCGTGCATCAACGAGTCCACGGTGTTGTGCTAATTGCCTTGTGCACCCATCTATTAGAAAAACTTGACCTTTGTTATATTTTGTTCCTAGATATTCTGAATTTTTTGTTAAAATGCCCACCGCAACATGCAAATGGCATGGATGAAGAGTACTTAAATTTTCAAGTATTTCTGGTTTCTTAAGTCTTTCTTCAGTATTTCTTTGAACTGGAGTTACTTCCATAGATAACCAAAATTCAGTATCTATTGTTTTTTGATAAGTATATTTACCAATAATTTTCAATTCTTTTATTGGCTCTTCAGAAATTGCTAGTTCTTTTTTAAATTTGGATGTTAATTGCACCATGTTATATTCCTTTTATTTAAATTCCATGTTAATCATAATTTCAGTAAAACAAGCCATAAGATTAATCTCATGGTCTGCAACGAATGCCGCTTGATATTGATATTTTGCAAGAATTAAAACGAGTTCCGGTACAGAATTAGGTTTTAATTCGTCATACAAGGTGTCATAGATTGTTCTAAAGATACGAGTTGGGTCGTTATCAAGATTGTTAATAACCCATTTACGAACGCCAGAAAAGTCCTTTTCTTTAAATGATTTGACTAATTCACCTAATTGAAGTTCTCCTACAGACGATAAAATACCTTCATCAATTGTACCGCCAGCAGAATATCTTTGCAATTCATTAAGAATTCTACGATTATCTGGAAAGTATTTTGCTACTAGTGCGGCAACAACAGGTTTCTTAAATGTGATGTTTTCTTCATTGAGAATATACTCAACACGTTTAAAGAATTGTGTTGCTAGTTCTTTCTTAGAGCCGTTAGTCTTAAAATCGACTACTGCACACCTAGAATGTAACGGTGCAATGATACGGTTCTTGTAGTTACAAGTAAAGATGAACGAACAATTCTTAGAGAACTCTTCCATTGCACCACGCAACGCTGGTTGGGTTGAATTTGGGTTTAGATAGTCAGCCTCATCTATAATGATAACCTTACGTCCACCCCCAAAACTCATCGATGATGCATACTGTTTAATTTTGATTCTAAACGTATCTATACCGGATTCATCTGACCCATTGATTACTAGATAATCGCAACCAACTTCATCACACAAGGCTTTTGCAACAGTTGTTTTACCAATACCAGGACCGCCAGCAAGTAGCAAGTTAGGTATCTTACCATCTTTTACGTATTGTTGAAACGTTTCTTTGATTGAAGGATGTAGGATACAATCTTCAATTTTATGTGGGCGATACTTCTCTACCCATAACATGTGGTCTTTCATTCAAATACTCCATAATATAATATAAAAAATTTAGCATCAAGTGCTATATGCAAGATTGTATGAATTATTTGATATCTTGCAATGTACCATAAAGATTTTCAAACTCAGTATTCTCTGCAACTTCTGCTTGAAAGTTTTGTTTGAATTTTGCTTTTGCCATTTTCTTAATGATTTTCTTAGGTATCTTTAAGTGGTCGAATGTCAAGTCAACAATATCTCTGATAGATTCATTCTGTGCTTGAATTCTAGTTAGACAAACAACAATCTCTTCAACACTACCCTTTAGTTCTTTAAGTTGTTCTTCATCAAATGTGCCGTATAAGGTATTTACTTTTAAAGTCATAATTATTCCCAAGATTCAAGTGTAATCCAATAAATCAAATCAACTTTCTGATTTGTAAATTGGGCAAAGTTTTCGCTAAAAATTACGTTATATGTACCAGGAATTAATTTAAGATTTTCAACTTTGAATTCTGCTTTGAAAGATTCACCATCATAGTCACCGATTTCAATCTTGTTGATATGTGATGCATCATTCTTAGATTCAAAAGATGTTGCATATAATTTTGTACCGTCAGATTCAATAGTCGCATCAGGATGTTGCAACACATGGGCACTCTTTAACAAAGAATTAATAACATCTTCAGTCAGAACAAATTCTGCAAGAGGCTCATCAATTTCTAGGTCGCCATCAGGTGCACAAACGATATTGTTCTTTGCGGCTTTGCGATAATTAATCTTGCTTTTTGCACCAGGACTTTTAAAAACAATATCATTACCTTTGAAATCGATTTCAGTATCTTTATAAAGTGTATGTACTGTAAGAAATTGATTCAAATCATAGATACAAAAATCTTCAGGAAAATCATCTTTGACTGTTGTTTTAACTAAAATGTTCTTCAAAGGTGAAACTGTTTTTAGAACTTTACCTTTTTTGAACTCTATGTTCTGATTGATACCAGCAAAATGCTTTAAGGTATCGATTGTTTCATTCGATAATTTCATTCTTTTCTCCATTATATATGTACATTATCATTATATGCTTTTTTAGCTTTATTTGCAAGGTAATCTATTCTCTTTTCTTCAACAGAATAAACAACATCATGCTCATATAAAAACATCAGGCAACACAATGCGTGTGCAAGATGATTCATACTTGTTTCGGGATCGTTTTGTTCCCCCTCTTTCCATGCCCACAGATGCCGTTGTGCGGCATCAAAATATCTACGTTTAGAATCTGGGACATGTTTCCAGTTATCTCTTTCGTATTTCTGAGCACCAAATGTTAAGACTTTTGTGACTTCCTTTAAAGCAAGAGGTGGTAACAAACCATATTCTAGTTTGTCACCATCAAACTTACGGCCGCCAGTTGTTGCATTTTGTGATGCTTTTACTATGTCGGCCTTAGTCATCAGAGTTCTCCAACAAAGTTGGCAACTGCCGGCATATCACCTTTAAAGTGATAGGTACCTATATGGTCTGTTTTCATCCATGGACACAAGAAGATTTTACCTCCAATGTTTCTCCACCATTGACAGAACATATAATCTTCTGATAAGTAACGCTCAGATACTTTATCAATAACCGTATCAAAATATGCATGTATGTATCGTGTGCCATCAAAGTGCGCCTGCCCAACGTGATCTGGTTTGTAGCGATATTCTGGATAAGCAAGTTCCCATTTAGGAAATACTTCACGTTGAACCATCATAAAGCCTGTACCAATTTCCATAACTTCTAAAGGTTCTGTCACGTTAAATTGTGCGGTACCTTTAACAGGATTAAACACATAGTCACCGGTTACAGTTTCAAGCAAGTGCGGTTCAATATCGGGATTTCTTTCCATCGCCTTTTTAACAGAACGCCATTTTATAGCTTTCTTAGGATATGGTGCACCAATAACTTCTTTATCCAATGCTAACATTGCGATAACATCTTGAGGATTAAAGTGAATATCGGCATCTAAGAATAATAGATGAGTGCAATCTGAACGATTTAAGAATTCGTCAACAAGATAATTTCTTGCACGAGTAATCAAAGATTCATTGAAGAGGAATGAAAACTTAATTCTAATTCCGTACTGCATACAAATTGCTTGTAAATCTAAACAGGCTTTAGCATACAAACCATGATTTTGACCACCATACATTGGGGTGGCTACAAATAGACTTTTCTTTTGTAGCTCTTCTTTTTTAATTGAAATTTCCATTTACTCTCCAAATAATAAAAAAGGGTACCCGAAGGTACCCCATGAACTTAAACCGATAATGGATTACCGTTGTTGCGGCGTCCGAATGAATATCCAGCCGCCAATGCATACTGAACTAAAGACTTTGTTGCAGGTCCCATTGTGTAATAATTAATCCGTTTACCTTCGCTATTGCGGCGTCTACCTGTGTAGATACAATGACCTTCTTTACGCAACTCTTCAATTCGAGCTGGTACATTTGTAACACCAAAACGTGATCTCGCTTGTGAAACTGTAAATGTTTGATTTTCTTTCAATGCTTTTAACATTTTTTGTTTTGCAGATAATATAGTCAAAATAAACTCCTTAAATAAATTAATAAAAAACCTCAATCACTTGAGTAAGACTATTATACTACTATTTAATACAATAGTCAACAATTTCTGCGGCATACTTACGGTTTATAGAAAACAAATACCGGTTCGTATTTTAACCATAAGCCATTTACTTTACAGAAATTTTTTGCTTTTGGTAGTCCTGTTTCAGAATCAACACGATTACCACCTGGCATCTGTGCTAAAGACATTTTTAACTTGCCTTTATATACCATACCCAACGATTCTAAAATATTTTGGCTATCTTTTTCAAGCGGTAACATATCACCACCAAATACTGCATCTGCAATATTCCACAAAAGATATCTATCATTCTTTAACCACTCGACTGCTGTTTCTAATGTCGGTCGTAGAAATCCTTCTCGCCACGCATCATATTGACCAAACTTTTTGTATGACTGTTCAGGGTCTTCTGAATAAGCCTCTTTAGCAAAATATGGTGGTGAGGTAAAGATTAAATCGATTGTACCTTTATGCTTTTGAAAGTTTTCATTAAATTGTATAACTTCTGAGCCTAGCTGATATATTTCGGTCTTAGTTTGTTGTACTGTATGAGCAAACAATCCACCTTTCCTAACATTCTTACGGTAGAAGTCTGCAATCTCATCATACTTAGTTCTACCAATTGTTGTTGTGTGATCTGTATTTGGATCTGTGCCTATGTAAAGAACTTTTCTATCATCTTTCACACTCATTGCACCAAGAAGTCTGCCGCCCCATCCTGATGATGGGTCATAGATTTTAATTAAATCTTGGTCTTTAAATGACTCTGTAAAACGCTCATACAAGTACTTGGCTGTCAATGGCGGGAAGTTAACTGCATACTGACAGAAAGATACTCTAAATGCTTTTAGACCTATTGGAAAGAGTTTCTGACCGTGTTCATAGAATCTAATTACAGCATGTTCAGATTTATCGAAATTTAAATTTGACTTGCAAAGTTCTGGTATAATATCACCAAGACTTTCAATATCTACCTTGCTTACTGTGAGGTACTTTGTATTTTTGAGTTCTTCACTATAACCATCATATTCGGCAGATATATCTTTTGATTGTAGCCAATAGTCATATTTACCTTGTTTTCTAAAAGTATTTTCAAATTGTTGAATCCATTCTTTACCAGATTCACTAACAGGTAGACTGTTAACGTATTCTGTATTGTTCGATTTTACGACAAGAGAGTAATGATAGAATGAATCACGTTTGAAATGTCTCGATGCATACGTCACAAAAGTTTCTAACAATTCAGGTTTGGCAAAATAATCGTATATTGATTTACCATCATCATTTTTAGAATAATTAATACGAGTCTTCATCATGGTAGGAAACCATTGATTAACTGCATTACCTATGTTGCTTGTGTTTCTGATGACATCTCTTTCACCTGTTAGCTCATCTTTAACTAAGAATTTGTGAACCGGAAATGATGGCATATCGGCAAATTGACCAATAATTTCTTTTTTGTTGTAACCGACTCTAGGAGGTAAGTTTTCATTGTCCCACAAGTCTACTACAGTTTTACGCAAATCAATTACCCATTGACGAAACTCGTCAGTAGTCATTTTTAGTATTTCGTCAAACGTCACATTCACACTTGAATCAAGTAGTTTTTGATTCTTTTCATAATAATATTGTGTCATTTTTTAATCTTTTTAAATTTGTATCCTAATTTACCTAAAGTTTTCATACGTCTTTTGTATCCTTGTTGTAAGGCTAAAGGTTTTACAATATCAGTATACACTATTCCGTTCATGTGGTCAAGCTCATGCAACCAACATCTTGCACTTATACCGTTAAAAGTTGCGGTCTTTACCAGTCCGTTAAAGTCTTGGTACTCAACATCTATTTCTGCCGCTCTCGTAACAAAAAGATTTAATAAAGGAAAAGATAAACAGGCTTCTTCCATATGAATTTCACCTCGTGTTGCCAGTAATTTTGGGTTAAAGAACGCAACATATTCATCACCGGCACCCATTACAAATACACGATATTTAAGTCCGCATTGATTTGCAGATAACCCGTAACCTTTACTTTGAATACAAGTATCTACGAGTGCAGATGCAAGTTCATTTGGATTTACAGGTGGTTTTGAAAAATCAAACTCGGGCATCACTTCTCTTAATATTGAGTGATACTCAGGCACTAGAGGAATTATATTTTTCGGTTTTTCGGTTTTAATCTCAAGTGCCTTACTTGTATCAAAACTAATAACATCATCAGCTTTGGTATTAACTTTAGCTGGTTTATCTTCTTCAATTATTAATTTAAATTCACTCATTTTACGATCCTACTGAAATTGGTTTTTTTCTCAAATTTAATTACTGACCGGAATTTGTCAAATAGTTGGTCACCCTTATGTGAAATTACAAACAAGTTAGTATCAGTACCAAGTTGATTGAGTAATTTTAAAAACTCTTCTGTGCCGGCAATGTCAAGACTAGAATCAAATACTTCATCTAATATTAGTAGATTGGTATTTGTAGAATTTTTCATTTTAGCAATTTCTCGCCAGGTAAATAATAATGCCAAATCAATTCTAAGTTTTTCGCCTTCTGAAAAATTAGAATAACTAAATTCATCACGGTGTCTTGATTTAATTGTCTCTTCAAAATTTTCATCGATATTAAAATTAACAAAGAAGTCCATTGCAGTCAAATACTTATTGATTAACTTATTCATAACTGGTAAATACTGACGAACTATCTTAGTTTTAATACCAGTATCTTTCAATAATGTCGATGCAAAATCATAATATTGTTTTGTTTTGTGAAGTTCTTCATGATCTAATTGTAAAGAGTTTAACTCAGTTCTTAGTTTTTTTATACCGGCTTCTTCTGTTAGGGTATCTCTTTTAATAGATAACTCATCAATCTCTTTCAACAACTTTGTTACGTATTTTTGAGTTGCCGATACAGTTGAATTATGTGTTATAACTTCATTATTATGTGCGTTTATATGTTTAACAATATTAAAAATCTCTGTTAATCGTTCGTTTCGTTTGTTAATTTCCTCTGTAATTTCTTTAAGGCCCTTTTGTTGAACATCGACTTTACTTTGACGTTCGGATACTTGTGTTGTTTTGAATCCTGATTCGATTGATTGTCTACAGGTTGGGCAGTGGTCGTTTTTTTCATAGAACTCAATATCCTTATTGATTTTTTTTATGTTGGACTCAATTTTCGCCTCAAGTTGAAAAAGTTTTTTTGTCTTATCTTCAACTGATTCCTTGTCTTGTATTTTAGATTGTAACACCGCAATATGCTTATTAATAAGTTTAATATCGCATTGTAACTTCTCAATGATATTTGAGGACTCTTCAATTTCTTTTCTTTTTGTTTCAATCTCTTCTGCATGTGATTGTTTTTGTTGTTCAATGAAACCTTCATTAGTTTTAATTAATTCAGTTTTGAGTTTTCTGTCGCTTATATTTTGTATTAGATTGTTTTTTACAATTTTTAATTTGTCGGCAAGAATAACATTCATTTCAGAAAAAATTTCAATATCTAACAAGTCTTCAATAATCGTTCTGCGGTCTTTTGTTTCTAACTGCATGAACGGTATAAAAGATGCCGAACCAAGGATGACTACTTGCGTAAAGGACTTATAATTTAATTTGAGAATAAACTTCTCTAAGTGTTCCTGATAGTCTTTTGCTTTCGCATCTTGGTTCAACAAAACCCCATTACAGAAAATCTCAAACGTATTAGGTTTGATACCTCGTATAACTTTATATTTTTTAGAACCAATTTCAAATTCTATTTCTACAATGCAATCTGAATTGTTAATAGAATTGGGAATCTGTGTTTTGTTTATTTTACGATAAGGCTTATTAAATAATACAAAACATAACGCATCTAATATTGTGGATTTTCCAGCCCCATTATGCCCAATAATCAATGTATTTGTAGATTTGGTAAAATCAATTTCTGTGAAATGTGCGCCGGTACTTAAAAAATTACGCCATTTTATTTTTTTAAATAATATCATTCTGTATCAGGATTCAATGCTTCTACGTATAGTTCTTTGAAAATATTTTTAAGTTTGTTGTTGTCAATGTGATCTTCTTTGATAGTATCAACATACTTACTTAGAATTGACAAAGTATCATCAGCTTGATCTATTATATCAGAATTTAAATCTTCTGTCAACTCTGAAAAATCTTCTGCGATAGAAACATCGGCCGGGTTAGACTGGTATAACCGATTTACAAATTTTTCAAATAAGTAAGGATTTGTTTTATTAATTACAACCACTTTAACATGTGTATTGGTATATTTTGATAAATCTTTTGCGTTTATTTCAATAACTGTTTCAGCTTTATCATCATACATAATTTTAAGAAACATGTTGTTAGGATTTGCTATAAACCTTGGTTCATCCATAGTGTTGAAATCAAAAATATGAAAACCCCGAGGATCAGAATAATCCTGCCATGTGAGTTCATATGGATTTCCGAGGTAATAAATGTTGCCAAAATTATGTTTATGATGATAATGGCCGGAAAAAGTATATTCAAATTTGTTAAAAAGTTCACGATCTAATCCTTCATCAGAATGCATACCACGATACATTGCAAAACCAGCAATCTCTAAATGCCCCATGCAAATATTTGCCTTACTTTGTTTAATTACATCCATGCTATCTTGATAATTGTCCGCACATATCCATGGTAGCATACAGACTTTATATTCACCAACAGTGATTTCAGTTGGATGATCTATGATTGTAATATTAGAGTAATCATTCAATAACAAATCAATAGAATTTACATCATTAGTATTTTTAAAAAATGTATCATGATTACCAGCTAACATTATGACATTGATATTTCTGGCAAGTAATTCATCGAAAAACATTTCTCTAGTACGTTTCAAAGTATTAAAATTTATATATTTACGCCTGTCAAATGTATCCCCAAGAACCAAAACAGTAGATATAGAATCACCATCGAGGCTAGGAAAAAAAATATCTCTGTAAAATTTTTCATAATAATCCAAAAATTGAGGAGAATCGTTTCTAACACCGAAAATGCTGGTCCGTTATGATAGCTACTTTCATTTCAGACACCTCCTTTCAAAAAGTTCATGTTATTTGGGTTTGGTCCGTTAGAACCAATTCTAGATTCCGGATCAATACCATTAAGATAGTATTTGTTGTATAAATGTTTTGTCACTTTAGTCTTTTCTTTAAGTTCACGCCACCCGTAGTATATCACACCTTTGTATTCAATGTCAATAGTATTATGTATATCTTTACCTTTTAAACCATGTTGCCCATTTTTTCTTACAATTTCAGGAGTTAATTTACCGGATTTCCAACGTTCTTTCATTTTTTCATTTAGTCGGTAGTAATGATTTAGTGTTTGCTGTTAATACACGTTGTCTTAGTTCTGTTGTACTGAAACTGTGTTGTCTTGAATTGAAGTACACAGACATTGATAGGTTGAAACCGGTAAATTGCTTGTCCCTGTACTCTTCTCCTATTATTCTAACATCAATTGGGTAACTTGTCAAGATGTCCATCAACTCTTTTTCGGTGGAATAGGGAACTATTTCATCCACGTACTTGCAACCTTCAAGTTGAATATACCGTTCTAGTAATGTTTGTACCGGTTTATTTTTTTCTGGTCTATCAATGGTAGGGTCAGATTGTAGACCTACAATTAAATAGTCGCATTGTGTTCTTGCCTCTTTCAACATCATTACATGTCCGGCATGAAACAAATCAAAACAAGAACATGTGAAGCCTATTTTTAAACCGTTGTAATCAATCATACCGTCTCCTTAATAAATTTTTCAAGTCCTTTTGCCTTTTTCTTGGTTTTTTCAAGTTTAGCTTTTTTATTTTTTTCATACGTGGAAATAAATTCACCAATATTATCATATAAATGAAATTGTCTTGAAGTTCCATCTTCAAAGTCGTTTTGCTCATGTTCATCCAAAACACCAATCATTTCGGTTGACTTATATTTAACGTATAATTGTTTTTTCTCTTTATCTATTCTACGTAAAAATGCATAGAATACAACTTGTGAGAAGTAAGCAAATGGGTTCTTAGATTTTTTTGGATCAAAATTTTCAAAATACATTAGACAATTTTCAATACCGTCCGATACCATTTCTTCCCTATGCGGGTAATTAATAAAATTAGGTTTGTGCGAAAAATTCTCGGCAATCTTCATCCAACATTCGCCGATATAATTCGGGATCTTTGGTTTTGGTTTACCGAGTCTTTTTGCCTCGTCCGATGCTGTTTTATAATCAATTAATGCTTGAGTAAAATCAGCATTATTAACATATTCTTTAGTTTTTTTCATTCAAGTTTACCGTAAAAAGTATTGACAAAGTGCTTGACAAGTGCTACACTGGCTATGTACCCTGTTAAAGATTATTAATTTAATGAATTACCAATCCTTTAGTTGATTTTATTTCTTCCATTACTTCCATCATTTTTATCATTTCCTCTTCAGTTAAATCGTCCATGTCTTTAACTACTAGAGTTTTATTCATCTTCTTAAGAGTCTCATCATAATATTCAACCAGTTCTTCATTTGGTTGCATTACACAAAGAACTTCAGTAATAGGTACAACAGATCTATTTTCTTTAATAAGAGCTACGGGAAGCCAATTTGAAATTACTAAATGTTGATTTCCCCCATATGTTTCTGTTTCCATTAACATTGGTTCTAAAAGATTAATTAAAACTTTATCTTCATTAATTAGAAGATTACAAAGAATGTCTTCCCCACTTTTTAATCTGACTATCTTAACGTTTGTATTATCCATTTTTAAGTCCTATATTGTATATTTTAAAAGGAAACTTTTCTTCATTATATATATCAACCCGTTCCATAAAATGTCTTAGTGTATGATTTGTGTGTTTTTTATGTCTCAAATCATCAGAAATATCATATAATGTTGCGGTTGCTTTTCCTTCCGCTAAACGTAAACCTCTCCCAATTGATTGTAAATTTCGAATCCTTGATTTTGAAGGAGATGCAAATATAATGTTATGTAAATTCCTAATGTTAATTCCTGTACTAAAAGTACCAAAAGAAGCAACAATAATTGCATCATGTTCTTTCTCCACAATTTTACGAATCTCTTCACGTTCACTTGTTTCTGTTTCACCTGAAACAAAGAAGATTTTCCTATTACCAATCTTCTCTGTATTCTTAATCATATTATACAGTATTTTGCCGTGTTTGTCAACCATTTGATAAAGAATCAGAGTATTTGTTTTCATACTCACGGCAAGGTTTTTTATAAATTTATTACGTTGTTCATTCAATATAAGATATTCTAATTCTTCTTGATATGTTGCATCTTTCATTTCTTCACATATTTCTTTTGAATGTTTTAACACAAGACATTTAACTTCAAAATTAGAAAGAATGCCTTTATCAATAAGTTCTTTAGTCGATATAACTTTTTTTGCAGTACCAAAAAGGCCTTCAAGAACAAGTTTGTGAGTCTTTGTCCCATCTAAAGTTCCGGTTAATCCTATCCTATATTTTGTATTTACACAAGATGAAAGTATACGAGTAAGTTCTTTTGCTTTAAAAAGGTGGGCTTCATCACCAATTACATAATCAAATTGATGAAAAAAATTATCCGGCATATTTTGCATTGACTGCCAAGTGGATATCGTAATTGGTTTCACATAAGTTTTTTCTTGACCGGAATAAATTTTTTGAGTATTTGATTCTGTATCAAAACTATTTTCGGTAGAATAATCTATAAAATCCGAATAAAGTTGTTCAACGAGAGAAGTAGTTGGAACTAAAATAAGTCCTTTCAAATTTTGAAAATCTATAAACTGACGTACAAAGAGATAAATGATTAAAGACTTACCTGATGCTGTAGGAGATAATAAAAGTGCTCTACGCCTCTGCATAACGTTGATAAACGCATCTAATTGATGGTCGTGCGTAAGAATATCTTTATTTTGAGATTGTAATTTTAAAGAATCTACAAACTTTTCGGCATGGTATCTGCTGAATTCATCTTCTACATCTACAGATGGTTCAGTATATTCTATTGAATATTCTCTGTCTTTGCTAAACTCTTTAACATAATCGAGTAAGCCAAGATACAGAGAATTATTCCTTAAATCAAAAAGACGGATCTTTCCGTCCCATATTTTATTTCTAAAGGCAGGAGTAAACTTGTGACCTGGTACAAAGAACGTAAAATATTCAGATAGTTCTTTTGCAATATGTTGCTCACATTTAACTTGAAGGTATGCTTCATTTTTTTTGTAAATTACTAAGTCACTCATTGTCCTCCAATAAATTTCTCCCACGATATAATGTCTCTAAGTTGAAATGTCCTAGACTTCAATTCATTCATAATATACTCAACCACAGAAACCACTTCATCGTGGTATACTTTTTTCTCGTTAAGTCTAATAATATCTTCATCCGCATCCATGTAAGTGCTTACATCAGATTTTAATGTAAACTGGAACGGTTCCCACCCATACTGGTCTAATGTGTCTTTGTCCATTTTACCAGTATAGTATTCCCACTTAACCTTTTTCATGCGCTGAAGGTCAAAGAAAGCCTTTTTAGCGGCAATCTTATGTGTCGTTAGTATATTTAAGTATTTACTGTGTAGCTGTGGAACTCTTGTGAGTTCATTGCTCGGTTCTGTTTTATCAATAGCAGAATCATTTTCCCACAGTTTCAAAATATTATCAAGTTTTTCCATATCAAAATCCAATTATAAAATTTTAGTATAACATAAAACAGTTAAGATGTCAATATGGTATAATATTCATATTTAAAATTTGCCGATGCAACAATAATATCATCTGCCGATTCTTTAGTGTCAAACTTGATATCTGATATATCTGTCGGGAATAAATTTACAAATTGAATTTTTAAATTATTATTATTTAAACCGGTGAGTATTGTAAGAGTCGCATCGGAATAATTATTTTTATAATTTATATTTCTATTTTGAAATGCTGATGGATCTGCAATCCCAAGTAACCAATTTTGAATTGCTTTAATAGTTTGTAAATCTTCATCTACAGTAAATGTAACAGATAAAGGATTATAGGTCAAAACATCACCAGCTTTTGGTATCGTTAAAAACGGGGTACTTTGTTTTGCAGGGCCGGACAAAGTAATGCCAGGCAGATTAACTGACTGACAAAAATATTGTACCGAATCAATTTTTTTAAAATTCAACAAGAACTTTGTAGGTTGTAATAGATTGGTATTCTGTGGGTTTCTGTTTAGTGCGGTCATATCGTTATTTATAAGCCAAAAAAAGGGGTCTTGCGACCCCCTTTAAAGTACCACTCTTAACGGTGGTTTCTTGATTACATCAAGTTTTTAACACCGAAAATACGGTAGTATACGTTTGTACCTGCTTGAATTACACCACCACCAGTTGATGGCTGTGCTGTAATACCTTGTGCAAACGGGTTTGCTACCATACCGTAACGAGTTTTGAATCCAATTTTTGGTTGGAATGTAAACTGGTCAACTGCACGAACCATTTGTAAAGGAACATACGGGCAGTAGAAAATACCTGCATCATATGGTGATGTACCTTTATAGCCGATTGTTGCCAATTCGACGTTTTGTGTATAACCACCAAAGTATGGGTCAATGTAAACTTTAATGCGTCCGTGTAACAATCCAGCAAATGTATTGCCTGTATCGTCAACTTGTAGATCTGATTGCAGAGCAGGAGTATAAGATAATACACCAGCCATTGCCATAGCAGAAGCAACATCGGAGGATACGATCATCACGTTACCTTTACCTCTACGAGTTTGTTTTGCAATAACGTTAGCATCACGTTCGACTTGGAAAATCAAACCTTTGAAACGCTCAACTGACCAACGACCGTTAGAGTCTGTATCTAAGTCAAAATAACCAGGAGTAACTGTACCGTATTGTGCACCTTTTACAGCAGACAAATAAATTGTACGAATAACTTCACGGTTAATTTCAGCTAAAATTTCTGTAGACAGAATATTTGACAATTCTGTTTCTGCATCAAGACCGTGAATTGCTTTTAAGTCTTGTGCGAGTTCTAAAGAGTACTCAGCTTTCAATGCTCTAGATTGTGCTGTAACAGTAACTTTCTCGATTGAGAATGCCATTTGCTGGAATGCATTACCTACATCTGAACCTAATGCTTCAGCAATAGCTGTTTGCATACCGATACCAGTTGTGAAATTATTAGAACCGGCAACGTTAGCGCCAGACCAATAGTTCGTAGAAGTATCAGAACCTGTGTTACCAGAGAATCCGTATTCGTTGTATGGGCCGAACGCAGAGTTGTTACCAGAGAACTGTGTATTAGCTTCGTTATAGAAGGCTTCTGCACCGCCCTGTGATGGACCTGTTGCGCCTGGAGCATAACGAGCACGCATTGCAAAAATCAAACCTGTTGGACCTGTCATTGGTTGAACACCAGCAACATCATACGCAATCAAGTTTGGTAATGAACGGCGAACCAAGCTGATTAAGATTGGGTCAAAGTTCTGTACACCACCAGTAACGTTTGTTGGTCCGTAGTCTGAAGTTTCATTCAAAGACTGACGATCCTTTTGCATTGCTTGGTGTTGATTCTCAAGAATAACAGAAGTAACTGCTTTCTTGTATGGATCTTTAATTGACTCTAACTCTGGATGCTCCAGAATTGGTTGCCATTTCCTTTGTAGTTCTTCGGATAGATACATTAGTTGTTCTCCTTATTAGTATCTTGTATTGGTAATTTATTTATTATTTTACCAAAGTTTGTGAAATAGTTCTTGCGTATTGATTGATTGAATCGTCGGTTGAAACTTTTGATTTCTTTTCTTCTTCAATCTCAATACCTTCGTTCAGCATTGAACTTTCCGCAACTTTAACATCGGATCTGAAATACGATTCTTTCAAAACGTCTAGTTTTGCGGTAAATTCTTCATCAGTAGTAAATTCCACATTCTCTGCGAGTGTTTTCAATCGTTCTACTTGAGTCTGAGTTAGGCCTTCACAAGCTGTGTGTATAGCCTCAATTTTAACTTGTTCTGACAATGCTCTTTTTAAAGCAACGGCAGTCTTAATTTCTTCGTCTAGCGCTTCTTCAAGTTCTTCAACTCGTGAAGTTAATTCTTCAACAACTTGAACTTGTTCTTCTGGAATATCAATATTGTGCTCTAAAAATACATCACGTAGGCTAGAGATAAAGTCTTCTGCAATTTCTGCACGTAGACCGGATACTATTGCCAATTCGTTTTGTTGCATGTATTGTTCTGCAAAGTAGTCAATATATTGGTCTAATTTATCAGCAAGTTCTTCTTTAATTTGCTCAATACCAGCTTCGTATTGTTCTACCAATTCAGATTCAACTTGTTCGATAATTTGCTCGATGCGTGACGTTATAGCGGCTTCAAAAATTGTTGTAGCCTTTAATTTAAATTCTTCAGATAATGATTCGCCTTCTAATAAAGCATTTACATCATCAGTCATATCAATACCTTCACCATAGGACTGAAATGTTGCCCCAGGATTTGACATGAACGTATTTTTTGGGAATGTAGTTTTTACACGGTCACGAATTTTTTCGTATTGGTCGCCGTTCATTTGTGTCGGATGCATAACATCTTTGCGTCCCATAGTTTGTTGTGGCTGACCTTTTGGTGACGTATATCCTACACCATCTTTTTCTGAACCTACAGGAGGTGTTGCTCCTGGTGGTGTTGCCGATGGAGTACCTTTTAGATAATCAGGTAATTCACCGTCATCATCTTTAGTTGGGCTTTGACCGATAATACCCGCATCGTTTGTGCCGTATGCAGTTTTAGATTGAAGTCTATCTTGACCGACTTCACCTTTTGGGTGTTTGTCTTGGCTTCTTTGCGCCATTTTTTGTTTTACGATGCCATCTAAAGTCTCTTTTGATCCTTCGTTAAGAATGGCTTGAGCGGCTTCTGACAGATTGAATGTTCCCATTTTGTAAATCTCCTATGATTCGTATTGGTATATTTATATTTTAAAGTTTTTTGATGAAGTTTTCAAAGATTTTTAAGCCAACTGCTTCAATTTCTCTAGGTGTAGCTTGACGAATCATTTTCTTAGATTCTTCTAATTGACGTTCTGTCCATACACCATCTACTAACATCCACTCTTTGCCTTCCATTATACCTTGCACAAAAGCACCAGGTGCTGATGGATCAGCTACAATATCTGCCGCTGTGGCTAGATAAAAATCGTCTTGAACAATGTTGACTCCATTAACATTCTTCAATGAACCCATACCACGAGATGAAACTCCTAATTGACCACCACCTTCAATAAGGTTTCTGGCAATTTGTCCCATTGGGGTATCAAGTATTTTTGCTCTTCCAATAAACTGATGACCATCTTCTTTGAGTGAAGTAATGATGTGTGATACACGGTCTAAGTTAATGGAAGGTGTGTCTGGATGACCTAATTCACCGTATGCACGGTTCTTATTAATGTATTCTTCAGAATAACGTTTAACTTCTTTAAGCATTGTACCATGTTCGTACAATCTTTTGTTTTTATTTTCTCGCTCTGTAACCAAGAAAGGTCCTTCGATGAATAGAGTTTTCTTTCCATCCTTTTCTTCGGTAATATATTGTACCGATTCTGTAATTTCTTTTATTAATTTCATGGTGTTGTCTTATATACCCCGTAGTTAAATGAAGCCGGATCATCAAACTGTCCACGTTGATAATATATATTATCTTTACGTAATTCCAGTACAACACTATATCCATCGTTTGCCGACATACCGTGAGTCACGATTCCAATATTACCATTACAATTTGATTGATTATATGCATTGTTGGGAATTGTTACCCAATTTCCCATTGCATCATATTCATGCCCACCGGTCATATAGAAAATGGTTTGTGCGGTGTCTGAAGACCATACAAGTTGTACATTTCCAGTGCCGCTTACATCATACCAAACACGATTGATAAGTAATCCATAAAACGGTAAAGATGTTCCACCTGCTGATAGTGAAGTTCCAGCAGTGTTCAATGCGCCATAGAGTGTATTTGCTTGAATCCTACTAAGATTTGATTCTTGTCCACTTGAACCATCAAATTGACCCGTCAATTTAATTATTGTGTGTGTTACAGAATCTTTAATTATTTGATATGTATATTGATTTGCCATTTGTTACCTTATTTTATATGTGTGAATGCAAAACCAACAACTTTTTTAAATTGTTCTTTGCTCTCATCAACCATTCTATATATTTTTAAACGATTTGTTGCATCTAATGACTCATGCAATCTCAATACTTTTTTTGCAGTTGAGGTGTTAACCATCATCGTTTTACCGTCCTCAAAAATAATTGCATTTGCTCTGTTACTTTCTACTATATCTTGAAGATATTCTAAATTGTTGCCTTTTACATATTCTTCTATGTGAACATCTGAATATGGTATTGTTACATATTTATTAATCTTATTGGCATAGTACAAAGCAACTTTTTCACCGTTAGGTAGTTTGCGAATAGATTTTCTTTGTAGAGTCAAAATAGAAGGTAAATCAGTTTTGGTAGGTGAAACTTCTTTACCTTGTGGGGCTTCCAAAAGAGAGTCTTCCGAGAACGTTTCCGTCTCGGTGTTTTCATTAACAATAAACTCTCTTACCGATTTCATTAGATTTCGAAACCGTGTGATGGCTGAACAACTGCTTTAACGTAACCTTGTGGGCAGTGATGAGTACATGTATGACCACGTTCAGCTAAATCATAGCAACATTTTTCGGCCTCGTGGTGAGATTCAAAGGCGTGACTATGTACACCATCAGATTCTAAACCAATCGTTTTATTAACACCATTTACTTTTGCCGTTTTTGGTCGAACTGAATTAACTATGTGATATCCTGTACCTTTGCGGTCTTTGTCCATTCTCCATGGGTGCTCTTCTTTACTGGCTTCATTAATAGAATTTGTTGGTACAAAAACTTCAACGCCTTCCGGTATGTTTACATATTCTTCATCTTCATATTCTTCATCTTCTTCAACTTCTTCTTGTTGAGTAATAAAGTTCGATGCAATTTCTGCTTTTTTTGCTTCAATGTGTGCCATCACACGATCTTGAATTGCAGAATATAATGCATCTCTTACACCAAGAGAATCATCTTCCATCGTGTAATCTATAATTGCTTTGCTAGACATTTAAGTTCTCCTATAAAATTCTTTTTAATCTTTCGAACGTATTAGGTTCTTCAGCTTCTTCTTTTTTGACCGAGGTTTTCGGTTTTAATTTAGCTAATTGAACTTTATTATCAAAGTCTTTTTTAGCCATATCTTGTTGATGTTCTAAATCCGTTGGGTGAATTGGCTGTTGTGGTACGGTACTCATCATTGCTTGTTGAGCAACATCGTTCGTAACGGCAACCGGTAATCCAAGTCCAGCTTCTTTTTCTTTCTCGATCTCTGTTTGCATAACTTTAATTTCATTGTTATCCAAACGTAAGACTTTTCTTTGAATCCATGCTTGAGAAAAATATCTACCAGTATATGGGTCTACTTCTTGTAACAATGAAAGTCTTTCTTTTAATAACTCTGCATCTTTTAATTCTGAAAAATTGTTATCAGTAATAAAGTCATAATGGATGTTTTCTTTAAAAATTTTCCATTCTTCTTCATTACAGATACCTTTGAGTACACATTGAACTCTCAATGCTTGATCAAAGATTTCAGCAAACTTTTGACGCATACGGTCAACAAATTTTGCAAACTTTAATTCGTCTCTTGTAATCTCATTTGTGCGCCCTAGTGAAAAACCTGAAGTCTCAGGATTTAAACGAGAAACTGGCACACACAATGCTTTATATAGCTTCTTTTCAAAGTACTTAACATCTTCTAGCTCACCCAAATTTTGTCCACCAGGTAATGTAGTAATCTCTGTACCTTTACCACCTTCTCTACGTGGTAACCAAAAGTCTTCCATCATAGATAAAAATTTACGATCATCACGAACTTCACCGGTATTTGCATCATAGACAAGTTTATTCTTATACTTAACCATAATATCACGCAAATATTGTTCTGCTTTCAATTTTGGTAAATTACCAACATCAATGTAGAATATACGTCTTTCAGGTGCACGAGAAATTCTGTAAATAACTGTGGCATCTTCAATCATACGTAATTGATTAAGTGGTTTAATTGCTTTATGTAAGTAAGATAAAACAACAGCACGGCGTGAATCCATGAGTCCAGAGACGATTGAAAGCACAGAGTCTGTGGTTATACGTACACCTACTGGACCAAAGCTGGAAGACGATCCAGTAGTGACCTTGTCGTTCCAAATGTAGTATTCATTGACTACATTCATAATGTCAACACCAGTCTTCTCATCTTTAGTTTTTTTAATCTCACGAACTTTTTTAAGTTTGCGAGGATCAATATATCTTAATTCTTTTATACCAGAAACTGGATTCTCTCTATCAATAATGATATGATAAAAAAGTCTACCGTCAACATAATACCTACGGAATATATCATGCGACATATTTCGATAGTTTAATAATCTTAAAATGGTATCAAATTCACCAGAGATCGCTTTTTTAATTTTATCTGGAACTGATAAATCATCCATTACAATTTTAATACTATTACCTTCATTATCTTGACAAATAGCTTCATTTACAATATCATCAATCGCAGATTCTATTTCTGGCTGCATCGCCATTTCACGGTAGCGAGATATTAATTCTACTTCATTTTTTGCTGTACCATCTAAGTCAACATAAGTGCCATAATAAGCGGCAGAAGTAATTGTTAAAGCCCCATCATCATTGCTCGGTGGAGAGAATGATTGTTGCGTTTGTTGTGCTTCAATATCTTTATCACGAGATATTGTAAAACCAAACAGCGAGAATTTATTTAATGGGTTCATATTACCTTTTTATCATTTCACAAAAAAACATAGAGAAGACCAATTAAGGTCTTCAAAGAATAATTAAGCGTCCGTACTTGCAGTATTAGTCCAGTATTGATAAGTAAACGTTACTGTATATTCTTCAATTGAATCTGTTGAATCCCAGTTTAAATCAATCGTTGAAATATCGACAGGGAACATACCAACAAAATTATATGCTTGAATGTCAGCTCCCGCTTTACTGTATTGTGTTACAGTAGCATCAGTGGTATAGTTAGATGGACCTTGTGCATTTGCGGCACGCAAGTTTCCAGCATGACTGTTGATTGCGTTTAACCAATTTTCCATTGATGAGCGGATTAAAAAATCTTCATCATTTATAATTGTTAATGTCCAATCTGCAAAAGTTCTGTTTCCAGCGAATTTCACTTCACGACCGAAATAGTGAAGTGGTACGTTATTGACTGTTGAACCAGGTAATTGTGCGGCTTTAGCCATAAACTGGAGTTTTTTGCCAGCGGCGGTTGCACCGTTTACAATATTGGGTAATGTTAAAGTCACATTGAATAGGTTTGGGCGGGCACCGTCACCTGTTAATTGCGCTCTAAACTCTGCTACATTGAATGTCATTGTGTTCTCCTACTTGTTTTATTTAGACTGCGCCAACGACCGTTGAAAAATCAACACCTGTATCAACAGCAACAAAATTCAACTGAATAAAGTTTGTGGAACGGTTAGGTACAACATAGATACTACCAACAAATTGATTCGCATTAATAACTTGTTGAGTATTATTTGTTGAATCACATTGCACGTAAAAGCTCGTAATACCACGGCGTCCTTGAACGTCACGCAAGAATGGTGTTACTAAATTAACAAATTGTGCTTGCGTAAATGCATCGTTGAATTCGAATAATGAATATTGTGCGGCAGTTGAAATTGCCTTTTCAAGTACCAAGAACAATCTACGAACGTTAATTCTGTCAAATGCGGATGGTTTTGCTTGAAGAGTTTTATCACCGTACAGAACAATACCTTGTCCAGGGAATGAAACGATTGGATTAATACCTGCCGCATATAGAACATCTCTATATGGTTTAGATGGATTCCATGCTAGTTTAATAGCATTTTTAATTGCTCCACGATTAAATCCTGCTGGTGAAAACCATGGGTCTGCAACTGCATCAGTGTTTACACATAGACCCGCAATATCACCATTTAAAGGTATCCAACGGTAAACATTGTTATATTTGTCGAATTGATATTTCCAATTTGAATCTGCAACAATGTAAGATGATTGTACATTTAAAATATTTTGAAAGTAATTTACAACCGAACTAGCTTCACTACCTGAATTATTAATAACGTTTGCTGAAGGTGGTGAGAAGAACCCTACGCAATCTTTTCTCGTATTAATAATTTGACTACTAATATAATTTTGAACAGTTGGGCTGGAGTCACCAGTTAAAATTAATTGTACATCAATATATTCTTTATTTGCAAAAAGACCAAAACTTGTTTCTAAATCACTGTCTGCAGGTTTTGGATTTGTTCCGATTGCAAGATATGCGGTATCAGTATAGTTAAGTTGTACAAAATTATTATTTGCACATGGAGTATTCCAAGAACTATGCGTTGATCCATATTCTGGTGGATCCATTGCATAAATGTAATTTGAATTTGTAAAAATAACTTGTTTCCAGAAATTAGAACCGCCATTTATTGTTGCATCGGAACCTTTTGAAACAAATGCAAAACTTTCTAATACCGTACCGGCTGTACCAGTAATTGCACCGCCAGTGTCAGCAACAACAATGTGAATTTCATCATTTGCTCCACCTACTACTCCTGCATAGGCAGACGTACTAGGTGCGGATGTAAATAATGATTTATATTGCCATGAAGCAAAACTTGCTTGTCCAGCCGAACTATCACATATTGAAACGGATAAAGAATTTCCTAATGTTCCTGGATATCTTGCGGCAAACCAACCATAAGAATTTGCATTACCATTAAAGTAATTTGTAAGATAAATGTCTTCGTTAGCAATTTGAATTCCGCTAGTACCAGAATTGTGTATTGAATTGTAGGCAGTTGTTGGTGCCGATCTCGCAACGTTTAAATTATTGCCGTACGCCAAAAAATTTGCGGCAGTAAAAAAAGCATTCGCTGAGTTTGCATCAGGTGGACCAAATGTTTTTACTAAAGTTGTTTCGCTATCAATAAGCATTGTTTTATTTACTGGACCCCATTGGAAGTCACCAGCAAATGCGCCAGCAGTCGTTAGTACTGCTGGAACGACTGTTGTTAAGTCAATCTCAGTACTGTTTACGCCTGGAGAGATTTGAATCGCCATTGTTTTCTCCTTGAATTAATGTTCTTTTTGGCATATTATACCAATAAAGGTATTTATGATCCATCACTTTTACAAGTTATTTAATGCATTTTTCATGAATCTGCTGTATATTGGACTACCATCAGCAACTTCCCATAAATCTCCACCAACAAGTTCTAAGTCATGTCTCATACCATCATCCATAATAGGTTCAACAACGGTTTCATCATCAAATTGGTTCATATTCTCTAGTTGTACTTGTTTTCTTAAATCATGTGCAACAATTTCTTTGAAGTATGGTTGAGTTGTAGCCCATCCAAACATCACAAGACCCATGACCAAATCATCATTTGCACCTTGTTCTGCGGCAAAAGTGTTTTTATTTTCTACAAATGTTGTTAATTCCGAATATGTTGTAAAATCATTAATTAATAATTTGTCACCTTCAATCAAAGTTTTTAAATTAGATGTACCAATTTTTTTAACTTGCGGCGACATTTTGAGTCCTAATTGAACTCCTCTAGCAAATCCGGCTGATAATTGTTGTGGTTTTTTGTTACCGGTAAAAACTTTCCATAAATTCTCATACTCCAAATCCGCATGTAAGGTATCTGCAATTTGAGGAGTATTATTTATTTCTACCAGAACATAAGCATCATTGTAATATCTAGCCGCATTATAGATAACAGTTGGGAATAATAAAGGTGTAATAGATGAACTCTTATAAGTTGCTACTTGTTTGTAGGGTAAATCTGAAATATCAATAACAGAAAACGCAGAACTATCTAAATTTTTACCTTCCGAAACGTCTACAACAATGCAATATAATCTATCTTTGACATATTTAATACCGTCTGTTTTGATAGGATGTTCATAAATTTTCATTAAGTCATGTTCTGCAATCGCATCCATGTATCTTAGCTGTGCTAATTTATAGCCGGAAATCAAAGTATTTGAAGAACCTAAGAATTCTGTTTCAAACTCTTGTTGGAACTGACGTAAAGAAGTGTTACGAATTGTTTCTTCTTTCCATTGTTCAGTACGACCCGGCACCATTGACCAATGAATTTCAAAAGGTTTGTAGCCGTTCTTTTTACCGATTGCATCCATCCATAACTTGTAGAATAGATTCATGCCGTTAGGTGTTGAAACTATAATAATCTTAGATGTTTTACCAGAAGAGATTACAGGATAAACTGAGTTAAAGAATTCTTCCGCAATATTATTAGGAACGAAAGCAAATTCATCTAAAAACACACAGTTAAAAGATCCTCCACGAATTGCAGAGCTTGATGTAGAAGCCGCAATAATCTTAGAACCATTTTCAAGTTCTACGTTACCTTTATTCCATGTAACTACACCTTGTTGCAACCAAACCGGTAAATTCTCATAAGCTAATTGATACTTAGCAAGAATATCTCTCGCAAGTGAACCCTTATTAGCTAAAACGGCGACTGATTGCGAATCCGTAAAAATTGTGGTCCAAAGAAGATATGCAACTGATGTTGTTGTTTTACCAACCTGACGAGGACATTTAGTGATTGAAAAACGATTTTCATGGTAGATTTTAATCATGTCTTTCTGAAAATCCCACATCTTAAACGGTATTAAACCTTCATCAACGTTAACAATTTTAATATAATTCATTGAAAAGTAGACAGGATCTTTAGCACACTTTATGTACTCATCTATTTCTTCTTGTGTATATGGGTGTTCAATACCAACTTTTTTTAGTAATGGATTATCACGATACGAGTCTTTGGTATTCATAGCTTACCTTTAAGTAGCTTATTGAGTTCTGAAGTTGAACCTACAAAAATAGCATTACTAATACTTGTTTGAGATGTATTGTTTTTTGTTTCACTAATTTCTCTCATTTCCTTTTGAATTTTAAGAAGCCTATCATTTGCCTCAGTCATATTTTTTAGTAAAGTACCATATACTTCAAATGCTCTAGGATGTTGACTATTTTTAGCAATGTTTAGAATTTCTTCCATCGCATCTTTTCCTTGCTCAATAATATCTTGTAGATTTTCTTTTGACTGTTGATAAGCATCTTCCAAGTCATTTTGAAGAAATTCATTCACATTGGCCGGAGTAGGTTTTTCAACTAATGCAACCTCTGTTTTTTTAGTTTCAATGTCAAAAATTTGTTCCATATTTTTATCAAGTTTATTCATTTTTATATTTAAGATTCAGTTATAACAGTATTATATGTGTATGCAGAATTTGCAGTAGCAGTATTAGGTGAAGGATTTGTAACAATTTGTGCATAAGTATGAGGAGTCAAAACAAAAGAAGTAAAATTATATGATGAATTTGTTACTGCACCAATAATAGGTTCATTTGAAATAAAATTACCAGAAACATTTGTTGCAGTAAGTATATGAGTTGTGTTTGACCAATTAACTACTACCGCAGTTGCTGTAGCAGTATTTAAAGAATAACCTTGATACAACATCTCACCTGTTTTATAATAGCCAACACCAGAGTTTGACATATTAAATTGAACATCACCACTAGTAACATCACTTAAGATATTTGTAATTGACGTTTTAATCACACCGGAAGTCGAAACCGCACCATATATAAACCCTTTAACGGTGAAATTAAGAGTCCAAATAACCATTCTTGGATCCGCATCTCTATTACCTTCATATACTATTTCTTGATCTGTCGAATTTAAAATAACTGGTATTTCTTTGGAGATACCCATTTCTGGAATCAAGTTGAGTTTTATTGTATAATCTGGTGTGAAAAACGGTAAAATATGTTCAATTATTTGAGTTCCGTCTTCAATATTCCTAACATAGATATTTAAAGCAAAATCAAAGTCGTAAGGTACAGGATTATATTGAGTTGCCAAACCAGTACCGTTGCTGGCAAAGTTTTTAATATTTGTATTTTGTTTTCTACTAGCGTCGTATTTAAAACCGGTCATCTCAAATGACATTCTCGGTAAAGTCATTTGAACTTTTTTATCTAAATTCGGGTCACCTTCAAGACGTTGAACGTATATTTCTTTCTGTGCATACGCAATCGGAACCAACATACGTTGCGCTTCGGTTTCATCGGGATTATAACGAACAAGAGTTATATTATTGAACAAATTGCCGAATCCGACAACAAGTTTTCTAATCACTCTGTTATAAAATACATTAGCCATTTATATTGATCCAAAAGGATTTGATTCTGAGAAATCAATGATTGTGTTTGCTTTATCTAATATTAATTCATTGTCGTAAACTTCAGTCTCAGTATTATTTTGTTTGTCATTATATGTTGTTAGTGAATAACTTGCATTACTTGTGAGGCCTTCAATGTTTGCACCATCAACAAAAGTACCAAAAATATTACTCACGGTCAAAATTCCAACACTCGGTATCCATTCTTGTACTGTACCATAAGCGTAGGCATTAGCCAATGTTGCATCATTAGATTGAAATACAATTTCTTGATGTGAAAATATTCCGTTACCCGTTGCAACATTAACGTCAAGATCAATTGTGTATCCCGATTGTGCAACAATAGAATCCACATCTGGCGCACCAGTTTGTAAAACTTCTTGTGAGTATTTAAATTTCTCCATTTCAAGCTCATAGAAATAAGGATATTTTCTACCCAACATAAAAAAGTCTTTAGTCTGGTTAACGAATTTAATTTCATAAAGTTCACCGGTACCGTTTAAAAATGGTATATAAACTAAATCTCCTTCTCTTGGCCTTTGATATGAATTTTGTGGCACTCTTTCATTGAATGAACGTCTTGAAAGTAACACAGTAACATTGTTTTTAATTTCTAGACCAAATTTAGAAAAGAATTCACGTTCACCGCCATATTCTGTCGAGTTTTGTAGAAACATCTCAACCGTAAATGCGGATGTAAATTGTTTTACTGGATCTTCACCGTATAACAAATCTCTTGCTTGATTGTTATCATTAGGTAAATATTGAGCATCAAAGCCCATTACCTTAACGGATTCAACAATTAAATCTTCAATGATTCTTTGTTCAGATAGACTTCCGTAATTATTGAAGTAATGATTAACTGCCATATTAATTCATAAACCATTCAAGAGGAGCGCCATATTCATTTTGCATTTGTTCTTGTAGATATTTTATCTCAGCAGCCGCATCATCATCCATTTTTTGACCATCCAATTTTACACCGCCTGGCAATTGAAGACCTGAAAATTTTGAAAGATTTCTACCCCATTGCTGTTTGATTAGTGCGGTTGCATATAATTTTAGCCAACGGTCATCCCAAACAAGATTATATGTATCCGGATCAATAATTGCATAACATTCGGCAATCACTACGGAACCAGAAGGGCATTCTTGTTGTCCCCATGCTTGATCAATATAAAGTCGTTGCATATGTCTATTGAACCGAATTGGTACTTCACCAGTAAACATAAGTTCTAGTGATCGTAAGTGTTGTTGTGTTAGTGTAAAATTAACGTATGATGCGGATGTAAAATCATATAATTCATTTAACCGCAATTGATATCTTAGATCAAACATATTGACATTTGCCTGAGAATCATTATATGGAAAAATTCTTGAAATACCAATAATTTGAATTGGATTATTATTCGAATCTACTGCTGTTGATGCATCCAAGTATTGATTCGTTACGTCTGTATCGGTAATTGTTTTAACCCAATAACATTTTTGAATACCGTCATAATGATAGTCTTGCCAATATTGAAGAGCATCATCAATACGATCTTGAACTTGATCATGATCAACGTTAATTTCAAGCACAGGAGCACCTAACCTACGTAAACAATAGTTGGTGAAATCTGTTCTGCTTTGTATTGCCATTTACTAAATCTCCTTATGTGGTATTTAGTTAAACTATATTAACTCTAGGCCTTAAATGAACCAGAGCCAGTAAACTTCCACCATGTGTAGCAACCATTAGTCCCTTTACATGCGTAACCGCAAACTACTGCACATGATGAATATGCAGTCAAAGCTGAAACATACACCACACCAGGACCTCCTGAACCACCAGCAATAACTCCAAGTAAAGTTCCTGGCGGGTTAGTCGGTGCTGAATTTCCATATAAACCCCCACCACCACCGCCGCCAGTACCAGGAGTTCCTGCAGTTCCTCTACCAGAAAATAAAGGAGCTTGTGGAGCTGTTAAGGCACCTGTTCCAGGTAATAATGGACTTTTACCAGGTCCTCCGCCACCGGATCCACCAGATCCAGCTACACTTCCTGCCGCTGTAGGTGCGTTAATTTGCATTGATCCAGCACCTCCACCTCCACCAACAGTAATACTTGGAATGCCTGTTGCCGATGTTGTTATTCCTGAACCACCACTACCGGAGTTCAGTTGATTGCATTTGGGTCCTGTACATAAACCAGAACCGCCAGCGGATCCGGCGCCACCACCACCACTTCCAGCCGCAATAGTAGGGTTAGGAGACGTAGGACTCGGTCTTGGTTGTCCTCCGCTGTTTCCTTGTCCTGGAGTACCTGTTGAATGTAATCCGACTAAAGTTGATGTGTTATTATATGCGTTACCTCCTCCAGAACCGCCTGGAGTGCCTACTGCACAGGGTATCGCCAAAAGGCCACTCGATGGTGCTCCTGAACCGCCCGCACCACCACCTGTTGCAGTTACTGGTCCGAATGATGAAGGGGACCCTGAAGAACCCCTGGCCGCTTGATAAGTTGTCGCAGTAACAGGTGAAGGAAATGTTGCATATCCTGGACTTCCACCAGAACCTCCACCACCAACGCTAATAGGATATGTGGTTCCTGGTGCTACATTGGGTAACGTACCTTGCAAAACTCCGCCGGCCCCACCACCACCACCTTCATTACCTCCACCACCGGCACCGCCACCTGCAACTACGACATAATTTATTGTGTAAGGTACTGCAACTTTTACACCAGAGCCAGTATATGAAGTAGATTTTTTATTTATACAGGCAAGAGAAATCCTGCTATTATTTAAATTAGATAAATTAGCAACATTTTTTGTACTTAATCTTTTCGTTTTAATGACTGCCACAACAATGCGCCTTTGTTATGAAAGTTCACATCCAAAAACTGAAAATACAACTGATGTAGTATTTGCTTGCACAACGATAGCATCGTTTGCCCCCAATGTAATACCAGGAGTAAGAGTCATTGTATCTACAGTCGGAACTAATGAGTTATAAGCAATCCAATTATTTGCACCTAATGTTTGACCGTTAGGCACAACTCCAATTTGATATGTTGCGCCAGCCGCACCTTGATTACAAACGAGAATAGAAGAAATAATACAATTAGCACCGGTCTTTACGGTGTATAAAGTTGTATTAGCGGCACCAGGATTGGCTTGTCCTAATACTCTATATGATAATGCCATATTTTGTTCCTACAAAAACGATAGTAAAAATGGGTGCGGTACTTGAGACTCAACTCTTGTTGTTCCAACAAAAATGTTACCCGAATACGCAACATTAACAGATCCGGATGTTAAAAAATTTATATTTGATGTAACCACGTTCTCAGAAATTACTGATAAAAAATTTATATTTGATGTAATCACGTTCTCAGAAAGAACTGATAATGTATTCATTGTTATTACATTAGTCGAAGGATTAAATGTCAATGAAGTAGCCGCATACTTATTGCTAGTAACACCACCAACAACTGCTGATGGCACTACTGCAAAATTAAAATTACCAATATCAGAAACAACAGGCAGAACCTGAAGTTTTGCTTGTGTTTGCATTATTTTCCTTTATGCTTGAGCTTCAGTCCATGAATAACGAGCTAAAATACTTGCAATATTGGCTGTTGATACGTTAGTTGCAACAAGTGTTAAAACGTCAGGACCATCAGGGTAGATACCAACACCAGTATTTGAAACACCACCAGATTGAATACTTGTACCAAGTGAAAGCAATTGAGTCAAGTCGTTCTGAGTTGAACCAAATGTACCCAAGTTATTATTCAAGAAGAATCCGAAAACTGTTTCACCCCCACTTACTGTTGTATTCTGTGCGTGGAAAACATATTGAGATAGACTTGAACCACCAACGTTAAGCCATTGTGCGGTTGTATTTGAAACTGAACCATTCAATACAAGAGTCATCAAACAGGCACCGTTAGAGTACGCATCAAGTTCAAATGGTAACTGTTGCATACGATTAACAATCTCACGAACACCTAAAGCAGAAGCTGGTATACCGTTAGATGCAGAAGGTGCAACACGGAAACTCCAAAGTGCCATAGAATTTGCGGTACCACCGGCTGGATAAATTGTTAAAGGTGTTTGCATACCCTTTGAGAAAATGAACGACTTATCTGGTGTAAAACCACCATCCATAATAGCTGATGTACCCCAATGGTTAATCTCAGGTCCGTATTGTGGAGTATGTAATTCGACTGCTGTTGGTACTGCGGCTCCTTGATTATTACCTGTATAGGTCAATGAGTTGGCACCAGTCACAGTCAATACGTTAATTGTTTGAGCAATATTTGCTAATGGTGGTATAATAACTTGAGAAGAACCAGTACCTGTTGGTGCTTGATTCAATATCATATATGTGTTAGCAACAATGTTTTGAATAAATGTTTGCGGTGCAATATTGTTACCAAATACGTACATACCATTTGATAAACCATATGTGCTGTTACTTGCAGGTATAGTAACGATTGTATTACCTGCCGTTGTTGTAACATATAATGTGTTACCAGTATTACCAGTTTGATATGCGGCACCACGTTGAGCACCAGTTAACTGTAAAGCACCATTTGAAAGTGTTGTAACACCAGTATATACAAAGTATTCTGTGTTAGCATTATTTCTCAATACTGCAATACCGGTATTTGGCCAGTTTGCAACGTTAGCCATTGTAATTACAGAATCTGTAGCGGCAACGTTAGCAACTAAAGTGGTAGTTTTGGAGAATGAATTAGTCTCATAACGACCAGGCAAGTTACCTGAACGCATATAAGCAAGATAGTTAACGTTATTATTAATTACTTTATGTGCATAGATTACGTTACCGTCAGGTCCACGAACACCCCAACGTTGGAAACCAGCACCGTACCATGAGTAATCGATATAGAACATTTGGTCTTTCGTCAAGTCAATTTTATAACCTGAAGGGCCTGTACCATCTAGCCTATCAATATTAAATTGAGATGTTGGTGTTCGAACATCTTGAATTTTACTTACGATAGCGTTAGTGACGTTTTGAGTACCACGTATATTTGGAACTACTGTTAAAACAGAGTCTGTTTGAATATTGTGTACACGATATGGCATACCTTTAATAACAACAAAGTCGTTAGGTTGTAACTGCTTAGTAAAGATTGTGTTATTACCATTTAATGTATTAGAACCAACGTTAATCCAAGTATTACCTGAAATTTGATAAACCGCATTTCTTCTTACTGCATACAATGTTTGTCCATCATATTCAAAGAACATACCGTTTTGGTCATCAAAAATACCAATACGATTTGATGCACCAGACCATGTTGTTGCCGATGCTACGTAGTTACCAGATGCGGGAGAATTTGATGGTGTTGAGTTTGCTGTATATGTGAATTGATATGGATTAATAACACCTGTAACAGTAAAGTTACCATTATAAGCAGTTTCATTACAACCATTAATTTGAACACCAATTTGAGCACCGATATTATGTGGGTCTTTTGTTGTTACAGTAACTGTTGTACCAGTAGATGTAATACCATCTAAGTTAAACTGAGGCATCAATGTTGTACCAGTAGACAATTGAATACCCTTACCAGATTGATAACGGAAATACTTACGTGTCTGACGAATAAACTGTTGATTGTGTGAACCTGAGTTTGTAGAAAATCTAATACCACCGTCAAATGAGCGATGTACAAGTGTTCCTACAGGTCTTGCATATAAGTTTGCACTTGTAACAGTCATTGTACCTGAAGGTATAGAAGATGCATTACACAAATAAACAAAGTTGGTGGGGTTAATGATTGTTGATACTTGCCATGAACCGTTAGGTGCATTTGTTCCTGTTACACCAGTAACTGCAATCTCATTACCAACCATGAAACCGTGAACGTTAGCTGTTGTTACAAATACGTTTTGTCCAGATGTGGTCATACTTGCAATTGTAATTGACGAGTTTGTAAACGCATAACCTTGGAAACCAATAGTTACGTTTTGATTATAAACTGAACCTGAGGTACCAGTATAGTAATATTTGCCAGTATAACTAAATGTATTTGCGGCACCTAATGCGTTAGTATTTGTTAAGTTATTGTTTGCATCAACAATATAGTTACCATCTGCACCAGGAGTCAAAGAATCTAAAATTGTAATTGGCGTACCAACTGCAGGTGGTGTAGTACCTGTTGTATTTGCTGTGTATGTTCTTAGACCGTTAACTGCTTGAATATCAATGATATTTAAGTTACCAGTTGAAACTGTATAGTATGAGAATGGTCTCATATTGATACGTGCAAGAGATTCCCACTTAGTCGCTTGAGTTGAATACTCAAAGTCGGTATCAATCAATGATTGTGGTGTTGAAACTCTTAACTTATTAACAGGGTCTAATAAAGTTTCAGATGGTTGAAATGATTCATTATACTCATCAACTAAAATACTTAATTTATCTGTTGCAGATAATGCTGTGGTATTATAACTTAACGATAAAGTGGTAACTGTTGCATTAGGGTAAGTACCAGTTGTGTCAAGACCGATAGTATATGCAGTTGTTGTTAAATTGGGATCTGAAAAGTTAAAGATAACTTGATTTGTTGTCAAATCGGTAATCAAAACTAAACGTTCTTTGGGCACAACGTGTGGTATAATAATCGTTCTAGATGATGGTATGAACGTGTAGTACGTATCAAGGATGACTTTTCTTGCCATTATTAGTTTCTCCAGTTATTCGGATGTTTGGTAACAATCATATATTTATCTATCTTAAAAACCCATAACCACATCAAGGGGTTTAAATGGGTACGTCTTTATTGAGGTTTGTGGTGAACCTAAAACCGTTCTCACTAAAATTTGTGAATCTGCTGGTACTGAATCGGCAAACTTAAGATAACCGTTTGTTGTTGGATTACCTGAAAGATCAATTGTGTAACCTTTAGATGCTGTTAGTACATTTGCTAGCCATACTGTATCGTATTTGTAATCGAAAGCTGGTTGTAACGCACCATTAACAGTTACAGAAATCGTAAAGGGTGAATTACATGTGACGGCAGAATTATTCCATCTTAATGGAAATGTGTTTGTAAAACCATCAGCCAAATATGAAACATCATCGAAATCAAATATGCTTGTAAAATTTGTTAACTGTGTTGCAGTATAAATGTTTGCAACGTTTTGTGATTTTTTCCAAGCATTAAAAGATGAGTTGTAGATAAACAAAACACCATTGATTGATGCTTGTTGACCGTTTGTTGGGTTTATTGGAAATGCCATTGTTTATCTCTTTTTTTATATTTATTGAGCTAGGTAAACGCCACTTGATCTAAAAACATGATACCATTTTGTACCCGACGGTGATGGGGTGCAGGACACACAACCTCCAGTACCTCTTTGTACAGGACTACAATAACTCAATATTATAACTCCTGGACCACCACTGGCACCGGACAATCTGTTAAAAGTAGGACTACTGCATGACGGTGAACCTGATGGTGGTATACTACCATTTGCTCCACCGCCACCGCCTCCACCGCCTAGGTTTGTTCCACCATTCAATGCACCATAACTACATGCAGAATTTGGATTACATCTGGAATAAGCTCCACGTCCGCCACCACCAGGTCCTCCACAACCCCCAAACGTATGATAATTTATAGGTGATGCACCACCACTACCACCACCTCCACCATAAGTACCACCGTTAATAGGCCAAGTATAACCTATTCCACCAGACCCAACTCCTTTTGAAGGACCAGGAGGAAATGATTGTGAGCTTCCGGCTCCACCGGCCCCACCACCTCCACCGCCCCCATAACAACTTCTACATCCGGCTCCTCCTGCACATGCAGAAGTACCACCAGGATACCCGTTACCACTTGCACCGCCACAACTTGGACTATGAATTGTTGGAGTATTACGACCGGTTATGCCTCCGCCACCTCCACCAGTTGATGCAAATGGAGTTGAACTTCCAGCACCTGGACTACCTGGATGAGGTGTAACACTAGAGCGGGCGGTGAGAACTCCTGCACTACCACCACCTCCCACGTTCATAGCATAGGGGGTACATATTATTGCCGTTGTTGATCCTGAAACTGCACCACCACCTCCACCACCTCCACCAGTACGCATACAAGATCCACCGCCACCACCTCCACCCACAATCAAATAATTGATAACATATGGTTGTGGTTTCGGTGCTACTGCACTAGAATTACCTAATGATGAAACACTCATTGCCCCAATCGCACTCATTTAGGTCACTCCTGAACCATTAATGAACCATGTATTAGCACCAACATTTAAAAGAGAACCCACACCCCATGCGTATAAATTCGCATAACTTTTTTGTATATAACTATTAGCGAGATACATTGTCACACCTGTAGCGGCTTGAATATTCATAGCGGCATTGTTAGCCCCATAAACTAAAACAATTGTTGTACCAATTTGCCATGATACTGTACCATTGTTTGGAACTGTAATGATTTGTCCACCAGAACCAGTATTATAAATGTGTTTACCCGAATCACTTAATTGAAGTGTATAGTTTGTAGTCTGTGGATTCTGTGAAAGAATCAATGCCGAATTTGCGGCACTAAAAGCGGCATTGGAATTATTAAAAGAGGCATTTGCGGTATTTGCCGCACCACCAGCCGCAAAAACGTTTGCAACTGAAAGAGATTCTTGTGTTATTATAAGGCTATTTGCAGTATTCGCAATAGTATTTGAAGTATTTGATACTGTGTTAGCAAGATAAGAAGAAATTGCAACATTTGAAACTACCGCAGAAGAAGTAATATCAAGCCAAAAGAAATTAGAACCATTACTCGTAGTCCATTCATAGATAACATCATCAGTTTGAGAATACCACTGAGTGCCGACAACATTGATTGATGGTGCAGTATTAGAAACAATTATTTGACCAAGATAAGCCTGTTGACGAGTCCAAGTACCAATAGAAGAGTTCCAGGCATACGTGATGCCGTTAACTAATGCTGTTTGACCGTTTGATGATGCGACTGGAAATGACATGATATCTTAGTTGAGTTATCTTCTATTTATTGTGCTAAAAATGTAGTTGCTGGTGGGGTAAAGTTGCCAGTATACCTAGCAACACCGTTAGTGATTCTAAATTCGTCTATGTAACCGTTGAAATAACCGTCCGCAGAAGGAGAACCAGAATCTCTACCAATATACAAAGGAGATACTGGAGTCATTAGAGGACCACTTGCAGTTCCTGTTGAACCAACAGATGTACCATTTATAAAATAATATACAGTAGTTCCACTTCTTGTTATAGCAACATGTGTCCATGTATTTGTTGACAAAGATCCACTACCTAAAGCACTTACCGCCCATGAAGTACCTGTTGTCGAAACGTAAAGTTGTAAAGTACTACCGCTAAATTCTAATAAAATTGGGCAATAATTTGATTCTACTGACCTTTGACCCATCAATCCAACTGTTCCAGATAATGTTAAAGGATTCAACCAAAACTCTAGTGTAAAGTTTCCAGTAATAGTTTGTATGGCGGTACTCAATGGAACTGTTGCATAACTTGAAGCACTAGAGTTAAAATACATAGATCCAGTACCAAATTTGACAGTATTTGATTGAGTCAATACAGATCCTGTTGTAAGTATATCATTTTTACCAGTAGCATCTTGGATACCTGTGTTGGTTCCCAACAACAACAATGAGGTATTTGCAGTAGGGGTAGGTGGTGCAGTGGGTACTGGTATAGTTGTATTGCTGTAACCAAATAAATCAACACCATTTGTAAATTTTAAATTTGAAATATAACCTGGAAAAGGATATGAGGTGCCAACTGCACCTACGGCGAGCGTATAGTTTCCAAAATTTGCTGTTACTGTACCATTTAAAATACGGGTGCCATTTAAAAATAAACTTGTTTGATTTGTTCCAGTTCCACCCCTACACAACACAACATGATACCATGTGTTTAAATATATACCAGAAGTAGTGTTAAATAACCAGCTAACACCTTGTGACGCCAAACCAATACCTGCTGTTCCGTATATTGCAAATTGAATACTACCAGTTGCTGTTCCACACAAAATACCAGGACCTGATACAGATGTAGATGTCAAATAAAACCAAACCTCGCATGTAAAATTACCTGTACTAATATTAACTGTTGAGGGTGTAGTTAAATAATCTGTTGATCCATTAAAGTATATACTACCACCATTGTTCGCTGATGAATATACTACACCCGGTGCAAAGGGTGAGAATGGTTGTATTATTGGATAAGTACCTGAACTAGTCGGAGTTATTACAGCATTTATACTGCTATTATCTAGATGTCTATTATTTTGACATATTAACAAAGTTGTACCTGATATAGCGGTCAACGGGGAAGTAGATGGAGTAAAATTGGTTGTGGTATATACCGCAGTGCCTTTAACTATCCTAAAATTACTTAAATAAAAATATGGGTTACCTGCATAATCAAGGTTCTGTGCATATACTCCAAAGTATAATGCATTTCCAGCTGGAACAGAAGCTCCGGCTGCAACTGAATACGTCATAACTCCATTGAGAAAGAAATATAATGTACCTGTCTTTTGCATAACAGTAAAATGATTCCATTGACCAAGTTGAAAATTTGTACCTGCTACAATACCAGTGGTAGCGAGATTGGAAACTGCCGCACCGGCGTTCCATGTTTGCCAGCACATACTAGAACCGACTCCGCCATTAAATCCTATGCTCCATCCGCTACTGCTACCAAAATTAGTAGCTATAACCATACCAGAGGAACCCATTGTATTCCATGTTGAAAAGTTAGCCCAGAATTCAACAGTAAAGTCACCCGTAGTTATATCATACCCGGTGTTAGCAGGGACATTCATATATCCATATGCGCCATATCCTATGAATGTGCTCCATCCGGTTTGACTGAATGGTGAGAATGTGCCCTGTGTGGGCGTGCCAGTTCTGGTTAATGCAAAGTTATTCACACTATCATCATAGAAAGTGCTATTGTTTGAGCCATTCTTGTATTGTAATGTTAACAAAGAGGTGTTTGTGATTGCAGTTAATGGGGCAGTTGGTGGTGTAAATGCACTCGTGTAGACTGCGGTTCCAGGAACTATTCTAGCATTTGAAATGTATCCATTCATTGCATAACTGGTTAGATTTGCAAATCTTCTACCAATTACGGGAGTTGTTCCGTATGGAATGTATGTTCTTGCGGTTGATCCTACCAATACACCGTTGATGTACATATACAATGTGGTCCCATTACACACAAGAGCATAGTGCGACCATTGAAAATAAGTTGTGGTATATGTAATTCCGGCACTTGAACCAACTCCATCAGTCAATCCAGCATCACCTTTTGATATAAAAGCCTGAATAGTACCTTGAGGACCGGTACATATTATACCATCATAGGATGAACTTGTATTTGTAAAGTATGCCCATGCCTCTATAGTCCAACTACCGGAACCCAATGAGGTTGACCCTGGCACTGATATATAACTGGTAGTACCACCATCAACCAGCGCACTACCATAATTCTGTACACCGCTGGGCACTGTACCAAATGGTTGATTGGAAGCTACTTTGACTGTACCAGTTGCGGTTATTGTGTATGCATTTGTTGAATTGTCTATAAAGTTTGCAGATTGACAAGTTAACAAAGCAGTATTGGCTATTGCGGTGAGTGGTGCAGTAGGTGGTGTAAATGACGACCCAGAATATACTGCTGTTCCTTTAACGATACGCATATTAGATATGTAACCAGCAAAATAGTCTGAGGATGCACCTGATTGATGGCCTAATACCAAAGCCTTACCACCATCGGTCATGTTAATAACTTGTGCGGTGTTAGTAACTCTGGTTCCATCAAAATAAACAGAAATAGTTGTACCTGTTCGCTGACACACAACATGATGCCAAGTGTTTAAAGATACACTGGTGCTTGCCCCATAATCTGTGTCTGTAGGTGATACCCCATTACCGTTTCCTAAATTCACTATTAGTGTATTTGAAGAACTAACATATATTTCATACTGTGAATATGATGACCCATTAACCCCATCTTTATTTAAAATTTCGTTTGTTTTTGATCCCGTAATCAAATAAAACCAGCATTCAATAGTAAAATCCCCCGATGAAAGATTCAACGGTGTCGCTGAAGCAACATACATATACCCGCTACTACCATCAAAACTCACACCATAATAACCGTTACCCCAATATGGGGAGAATCTGTTTGGGTTTGCATTACCGGAGGCAGTTAATGCGTAGTTGTTTGTACTAAAGTCTTGAATATATGTGTTTGTAGTTGTTTCACCATTTAGTAACAATGTTGTATAATTAAAAAATGTGTCCGAAACATTTAAAGTAATCGTATATGTTATAGATGCTTGAGTTGCTTGTGCATATGAATCTGTTGCAATGACAGTAAAATTGTATACTGTTGTACTTGATACTGTTGTTGTTCCTGAAATGTATCCATTAGCCGCTAAAGTTAAACCTGTTGGTAAACTTGACCCTGATTGTAACGAGAATGTAAGAGTTGCAGAATCTGTTGCATTTAAATTAAAAGCTACTGAAGATGTTGCTGTGGTAAATGTGTTTGCATAAGAAGTCGAATTCCATACAGGATAACTGTTGTATACAACACCTGGTAAATAGACTGCTGTACCACCGCCAGGATTTGCAACATAAAGGGGATAAGAACCTGGGCTTAAAGAAGGTGCCGTAAATGTAATTCTGTTTGGGTCGAGTCTTGAGCTTGTAACTGTTGTGGCACCAATAACTACGTTAGCATTATTTTGAAAACCTGAACCGTAAATAACTATAGTTTCACCACCAGCAATAGCAGTATCGGGATATGGTACATAAGCACCATTGGTATATGCCCAAGAAGTTATCTTAGGTTGTGGACTACTTTGCTGAACGGCAACATCTTTAGTCGTGACAAAGCCAGCGCCATCAGCCGCTCTTATGCCTTTGAATCCACCATTAAACATTAACCCATTACCTCGTATGTAGCAACTGCTTGAAGTGTTCCGTTGTTACTTGCTGTTAGACGAATAGCATCACCTTCATTTGCATAAAAGATTCTATCAAATACGCCAAACGTTGTGTTTGCCGGCATTGAAATATTTGAAACGATGATGTAAGGTACGTTGTTTCTGTATATATCTGCTGTAACATATTGAACGTTTGTGGAATAATTTGCAACAACTAAACTGTCAACTCTAAACAATTGATTTGAATTATTTGCATTTGAAATAATAGCAGTTGCAGTTGTCGTAACGTTTTGAACTGCTGTGTTACCATTTAGATAATTAATTTGAACTAGATTAGGGGTTGTCATTATTGTGCTCCGAATAATACCGACATTGCAAGTGATTTACCTGTCGATACTCCTGTAACTGTTGTTGCGTTTGAACCAACAAATGCTGGCGTCTGTATATCTAACCAATAAGATGAAACTGTATCATTCGTGTATTCGTAAAGCACATCAGTCGTGTTGTTATACCACTGGTCACCTTGAAGAGGATTTGTGGGTGGTGTAGGACCTGAGGTGTAAGTAATCCTAATACTTTGAGGAACTCTCGCCCACGATGTTGTAGTACTACTGTATTGATACGTAGTGCCATTAAGTGTGGCTAACTGCCCGTTCGTAGGTGAGGTTGGAAATGCCATTTATTATTCTGTTACTGTTATTAAAACCCAAGATGTGTTCGCTTCATCCCAATCATAATAACTTGGAAAAACTGCATCTGTAGGCATTTCTGTTGGTGGCTGCCAAGACCATGTATTGCTTGAATAAACCCAACTGTCCATACCTGTCGGTTTGGCCAGCGCAAAAACATCATTACCGGAATCATAAATCATACCAATACCTGCATAACGATATCTTAACGCCAAACCACCATCAGGTTGTTGTGTTGTAGGATCATAGTGAATACCGTTTCTTGTATTATATGAAGTTTGAATAAATGTATTGGGTTCACCAAATAGACCAGTGTTTACCATGTCTTGTTCAACGACAATAACTCTAGTAACAACGTTGTTAGCATCTATCTGTGCAAAATGATTCATTTCAATTCCTCCTTATAGTCTATTTATTGTGTTAAAAATGTAGTTGATGGTGGGGTGAAGTTTGTAGTATATCTAGCAATACCTTTAGTAATTCTAATATCATCAAGATAACCAGTGTAATAAACACCATCTTGTGGTTGATAACCTATGTAAATCTTTTGACCAGAATTTAAATTTTGCGTAATTGATTGCGTAGTTCCTACTTGAGTTCCGTCAACAAATGCCCTGACACTACCCGAAGCTCTAGTTACTGCTACATGATGCCAAGTTCCGTCGTTGTAGCTGGTCGTTGTAAATGTTACATCCGTAAATGCACTACCATTAGTATAATCAAATAAGATACCAGGAGTGGCATTTCCCCTTATAGATACCCTCCACATGCCAGCTGTAGCATTTCCTGGAATATCTTGTGTTCCTAATACCGATATAAAAGAACCCGAACTCATACTATTGTTCATCCAAAATTCTACGGTAAAATCCCCTGTACCAAAATCACCAGTACCGTATCCGTTTACAGCAGGACTGTTAATAAAACTAGACCCATCAAAATACATTGCACCAGTACCATACTTAACTGTGTTCGACTGCGTCTTTGTAGTACCGAAGGTAATCAAGTTGTTTTTGCCAGTAGCATCTTGGATACCCGAATTAGTAGCTAATAATATTAAAGAATTAGTTGATGTACCAGTTGTAATTGTAGTTGGGATAGCAAATGAAGAATTATACAGTGAAACTCCATTAGTGATTTTTACACCGTGAGCATAAAACGCACTGGTTCCCACGTTTATTCCGGCTGTAGCAGGGATAGATGATGAACTACCCGTAGATATAGTCATATTTCCATTTACAAAGAATCTATAAGTCCCACCATTCCTACACACCACAAGGTGAACCCATTGACCGGCATTTACCACTTGACTGCTGGCAAAATCTGTAACCGATTGAAACACATAATGCAGTGTATTGTCGGTGTTCAAATACACGTTACCGCCTGATGTATTAACAACACTTCGAGAAGTGCCTGCTCCTGCAGGTAGGAAATAGAACCATCCTTCAATGGTAAAATCTCCACCAAATACCCAGGCGGTGGTCGATGCCTGGCCGACATTATCTGAACTTGATCCAAAATACATCGATCCACCGTTAGTAGCTACTGAGTAGGTTGCACTAGGCGGAAAAGGTGAGAATGCCTGTACCGATGCACCTGTTGGTGTTAAAGTGTAGTTGTTTGTCGATAAATCAACGAATCTATTACTCTGTGCTGTTAAAAATACTGTGTTAGATGATGTAGTAAAAGTAGTAGTCGGTGGAGTAAACGATGAAGAATATAGTGCAATATTAGATATCCTTAGGCTACTAGCGTACCCGATGTAATAAGCTGATACTGCTGAGGTCCATTCTCCTAATCCTATATATCCTACAGAACCGGTTCTATTAGTTAGTGTTGTAGTACCAGTTAATGTCTGTTGAACTCCATTTACATACATCGATATGGCATTTGCATTTATTGATACTGCGATGTGATACCAGGTATTCAATGACATTACGGTATTACCTGAAACTGTTTTTGCGGCACCATCATACCAGTAAAAAGAAACAACAGGACTACTGCCCATTGGTCCAAAACTCCAACTGTCGTTATTACCACCAGGAGTCATATCACCTATAACACAAGGAGTAGTGCCAACTGGTACTGCTGTCATATAAATCCAACCTTCCACAGTGAATGTTGAATTTGTAGTAGAGATTGGCGAAGAGTTAGCAGATACCCAATTGCTACCTCCAGCAAAATAGTAACTCCAACCAGCCTGACTGAATGGTGAGAATGTGCCCTGTGTGGGCGTGCCAGTTCTGGTTAATGCAAAGTTATTCACACTATCATCATAGAAAGTGTTGTTGTTTACACCATTTTTGTATTGTAATGTTAGTAGTGAGGTATTACTGATTGCTGTTAGTGGTGTTGTCGGTGGTGTAAAATTAGTAGTATAAACTGCGGAACTAACTACTCTAATATTGCTAAAATATCCATTAAAATATTGAGATGATATACCATTTGAAACATAACCAATATAGCCGGCATTTGACGGAGATGTAAAATTGTAGGCAGAAGCACCTGTAGCACTTGCAACGCTTATTCCATTTTTATATATTGTTAGTGTGCCACCATTTCTTACAAAAGCAACATGTGTCCATGTGTATAAAGGTATACCATTTCCTGATGTTACAGTTAAATTATCAGCCCATGAACCACTTGCATTTGATGTAAATCTCAAAGAATTGATATCTTGTCCTAGATTAAAATAATAACCTGAAGTTGCTCCGTTCGTTGTGCCAAACGGTGTACTACCGGAACTAGCTGGGTATGACTGTAAGTAAACCCAGGCTTCTATTGTGAAATTACCTGTACCAAATGCAAATGTTGTACTACTACTTACTGTCAAATACCCAGTTGATCCATCAAATAAACTGCTACCATAATTCTGTACACCACTAGGTAATACGCCAAATGGTTGATTGGGCACTACTTTGACTGTACCATTTGGCGTTAGTGCGAATGCATTTGTTGAGTTGTCTATGAATTGATTAGATTGACAAGTTAGCAATACTGTATTGGCTATTGCGGTGAGTGGTGCAGTAGGTGGTGTAAATGCACTGGTGTAGACTGCGGTGCCATTAACAATACGGGCATTAGAAATATAACCTGGGAAATAGTCTAATGGCCCGCCCGAATGTTGTGAACCTATCCATAATGTATTATTTATACCCGGAGTTCCCGCAAATGTTCCAGTTGCAACAGATGTTCCATTGATATATATTGTTAGTGTGGTACCTGATCTAACTGCAGCCATATGGTACCATATATTAAGAGATAGTGCAGTTGAACTTGAAATAAGACTATTTCCGTCATAATACCAAGTTGGTTTACCTGTTGCAAGACCCAATTGCCAATTACCAACACCTGATGAGCTAGAAAACCATTGATCAAATATTATAGAAAATGCGGGGAAACTCGTACTATATATCCAGGCTTCTAATGTAAAGTTGCCGGACATAAGCCATTGTGTACTAGCAGGCAATGATAGATACCCAGTACTACCATCAAAATAATTACCATAATAGCCTGCGCCCCATAATGGACTAAATCTGTTTGGATTTGCCGCACCATTTACTGTTAATGCAAAATTATTTGTGCTGGCATCAGCGATATAGGTTGTGGTGTTTGTTTCACCATTTAGTAACAATGTTGTATAATCAAAATATTGATCTCCTAAAGAGATCGTCAATGAAATACTTGCTTGAGTAGTTTCATTGTATATGTCTGTTGCGGCAACTGTAAACGTAAATGTTTGTCCTAAACCAGAAATACCCGTTGCAGTACCAGAGATCAAACCATTAGCGGACAATGTTGTACCTGTGGGTAATGTACCTGACACTAAAGAATATGTAATAGGCTGTTCAATTGCAGTAGAAGATGTTAATAATTGAACGTAAACTGTACCGGACGATGCATAACTTGTTGATGTCCAAATAGGATAAGGTTCAAATGTGACACCGGAATAGTAGATAGCGGCAGTACCATTAGGGTTAAAAATATAAAGTGCATAATTACCAGCCGTCACACTTACGTTGGCTCGTATCTCATTAGAGCTTATAAAAGTTGTGTTTGATACAATTGATGATATTGTTCCAGAACTTGTATTAGCAAGTATTACATTAGCACCATTTACAAAATTTGTACCAATAATTCTAAAATTACCAAATGTTGTAGCCGCCGCATTTGCAGTCAATGTATTATAATTGGCATCAGTATAAACAATACTATTCACTGCGGTCGAAACAGAACCGCCGGTTGGTAATATTAAATTTTGATTACTAACCGTCCTATCAGCAGTTGTTTGTATTGATAGTCTTTTAATTCCCATTATGAAAGCTCAGAACCAAAAAATGAGAAAGCTACGTTACCAGTGCTAGCCGAAACTGTTACTGTATCTGTGTTACCTAACGTTGCACCAAGAGTATAACTAATTGAATCATATCCTGGTATTGATGTGTTATAAGCAATATACTGAGCGTTTGCTAATGCAACACCAGCTTTTTGTGCAGAAATAAAGAATGTTGAAGTGTTTGGAGATAAGTTTGTTACTTGAATAGTTGAAATGACAGCTTGTGTTGCCGCAGGAACAGTATAAGCTACGGTCGATGTATTAGCTACTGGGTTTGATTGACCTAAAATTTTGTAATTGACTGCCATTGTAATCCCCTATAGACCCACTAACATTAGCGGATTTATTGTATTTTGTTGAATGTATGATTGTATATATGAACTTATATTTTGAGTTCCAATATAAACTGAATTTGCAAAAACTACATTAGTGTTTACATTACCAGTTGTAACAATATTAACGTTTGCTGTGTTTGAAACTGTAGGAGAACTTGTGTCTATCCAAAAATAACTTGTGCCATCAGTAACCCATTCATACAATACGTTAGTTGTTGTATTGTACCATTGGTCACCTTTATTATTTCCTGATGCGGGTGGTGTTGTTGCGGCGGTATAGGTTAAACTTGTACCGCTACCACTTGAGTTTGCTTTTGAAAATGCCGCATTTGCTTGAATAAAAGCCGCATTTGCTTGATTAAACGCTGATGTTGAGTACACACCCGTACCAGAATTTGCTTGAGCATAAGCGGCATAAGCGTATGTGTTGATGCTATTTGCAAACGTATAAGCCGCATTAGCAAAACCTGCCGTAATGTTTTGAGATGCATAGGCGGAATTAGCTTGTAAAAAAGCAGAATTGGAAACGACAGATGCATTAGCCGAAAAAGATGTAATGCCTGTAGAATTTGCAAAATACAGTAATCCATCAGTATAGTTAATTGCTAACTCACCCAATGCCAGTGAACCCGGTACGTTACCGGCTACACCCGATTTTTTAATTCGTATTACTGTATTTGCCATTTACTTAGAAATTTCCACCATCTTCTATTACTTGATTTGATACAATAGCCTTTTTAATGAAAGACTTGTTTAGCGATTTTTGTGTTGCTGATTGAGTGGAATTAGCAATAGCAATGTCATTTTTCAAATTGGTATTTTCATTTTGTAAATTAGCAATATCATTTTTCAAATTGGTATTTTCATTTCGTAAATTTTCAACAGTACCTTTTAATGGCTCTAAAGACGAATTAACTTCATTTAAATGCTCAACCTGATTCTTTAACTTTTGCATTTCATCACGTGACTCTATTTTAAATGCATCAAGTTTTGTTTGATTATTCGAAAGTTCTTCTTGCTTTTTATTTTTTTCTTCTTCAAGATTCGATACTAAATTTTCAAGTTCTTTTATTCTTTGATTTTCAGTTTCAACTTTATCTTCCTTTTCTTTATTTAAATCCGCAATCATAATTGAGTATTTTGTAATCTGCTCTCCTTGTTCCCGAAGAGCAGAGTCCATAAACTTTAAATTTGCCTGCAAAGTTAAATTCGAATTTTGATGCTCACTCAAAGCATTTTTTAAAATCTCAACAAAACCAGTTAAATATTTTTCATTATCCATTTCAAACTCCTAATATATTAATAATAATTTATTTATCCCACCTATAAAAGTGGGATGTTATCCCACTTTCTCACATTTAAAAATAGTTTAGAAGGTTCCACCATCAACAGCAGATGCCCAAACTGGAACACCAGAATTTGTAACTGTTAGAATTTGGTTCGTATATGCTTGATCGGAAGAACCAGCGGCTAATGTTGATTGCAATGCACCACCACCATTACCGTAGATAATACCATCTAAGGTGAATGATGATTGACCAGTACCACCGTAACCAACACCAAGTTGTCCTGATGTAATCTGAGCGGCTGTAATTGCAATTGCATTGTTTGTTACAGCAGTAATACGTCCGTAAACGTCAGTTGTAATTGATGCAATTGTATTAGCATTTGCATATTGTCCGGCAGTCAACGCAGAATTAGCAAGAGGTTGTAGGGCGCCAGTACCATTACCAATTACAATCTGTCCAGTTGTAAATGAAGACTGACCAGTACCACCTTGGCTAACTGTTAAACCGGATATTGCGGCACCAGTATATGCGGTTAAACGTCCCCATGCATCTGTTGTTATAGAAGTGATCGTATTGCTTGTTGAAAGCGCACCAGTAACTGTTGTTGAAACATTTGCAAGAGATTGTAGAGCACCTGTAGCATTTCCAATAATCTGTTGACCAATAGAGAATGATGCGGCACCCGTACCACCTTGGCTAACTGTTAACCCTGATATTGCAGTATTTGTAACTGCTACTACACGTCCATACGCATCAGTCGTGAACACACCAATTGTATTTGCATTGGCATATTGACCAGCGGCTAATGAAGAATTGGCAAGTGCTTGCACTGCACCTGTAGCGTTACCAATTACAATTTGTCCGATCGGTAATGTTTGTTGTCCAGTACCACCAGAAGATACTGCAATAGCAGTATTTGATACAACAGAACCAAATGTTCCTTGTCCGCTTGAAGATGTTTGATAAGAAATAATGTTCGCATACAATGTTGCAGAGTTAGCACTAGTAAAATCTGCGACTGGAATTGTGTTACCAGTAAGTTCTGTAGCATTAATATTATTAAACAAATACCAGTTGCTTGTTCCTGGGCTTCTGATCAAACCGGTTAACTTATTAGTACCGTTAACATAATTTCCGTATAGACCAATATCAATTACGTCACCAGTATTGTTTGCGGCTAAACCGAGTGTGCCGGCTGTTGTAGTTTCTACGTTAGAGTCAACTTGAACTGTATTTCCACGAACAATCAAGTTACCTACAATGTTAACGTTTCCAGAAACTGTACCGCCAGTGGTAACAAAATTCTGTCCAACGTTTGCCATTGCGGCAATATTTGAAAGCGGACCAAAATTACCGCCCGGAACTGCTATATCTGTTGCACCACCTTGGAATGTGACAATATTACTTAAATTACTAATTGTAATGCCGCCAAGATTTAAAGTGCCGCCAGACAAGTATAGATCTTTTACTGGGTTCGCTAGAGTACCTATTGACATGTATGCAGTAGATGGTATAATATTGCCGGTTGTTAAGTTACCGGAAATACTCAAAGCAGAACTAATTGTCTGATCACCTACTGATGTTGTATTAGAACGTAATACTGTGTTATCTGTACTGAATGTTAAAGCGTTTGCTGATGTGACTGCTGTAACACCTTGACCGCTATTAACTGTTAGCGTACCTGATCTATAGAATGTATTTGAATGTGTTCCGTCAGTAATTGTAAACTGAACAGCATTAGCAGATGCAAATGCACCGTTAGCGAATATTGCGGCAGAATTGGCAACAACAAAAGCACCATTAGCAAATGATGCGGCTGAGTTAGCGGTGACGAAAGCACCGTTAGCAAATGTTCCTGCACTTTGTGCTGTAGATAGTGCAGTACAAGCGGCTGAATATGCCGAGGCGGCGTTTGTAATACCCGTTTGAGCATCAGTTTCTGCTGTATTTGCTTGATTATATGCGGCATTAGCTCTTGCAAAAGCACCATTAGCAAATGATGCGGCTGAGTTAGCCGTTGCAAAAGCATTAGTAGTATTTGTCGCAACTGTATTTGCGAAATTATATGCGGCGTTTGCCCAATCAAATGCTGGTTGTACATTAGATATTGTTACTGATGCAGAAGAAACGGATAAAATTCTACCGTTTGCGCCATATTGAATAATAGGAATCGAAGAAGAAGAACCGACTGAACCAGCACTTAATCCTGGAACACTATTCAATGAGGCTTGTAAAATTACAGGACTAGAACCATTGAATGATATATTTGATGCTGATATATCACCACCAGAAACACCAAAATTTTGTGGGTAATAAAGTGTATTTGCCGCTTGTGCAATACCTTGAATTTGTCCAGTAATATAACCAGAAACAATAACGTTACCGAAATATGAATTACCTGCCGCATCACGTTTAACAATTGTACCAGGCACATTTGTTGCTGTTGCGTTATCAATCGTATTGGCATAATAAAAGCCACCAACGTTTAGTGTGCTAGCACCATCTGATGTACCAATAAAGAATGTATTTGATATATATGAGTAAGCTAACTCACCCGATTGCAATGAACTAGGCTTTGCTGTCGCACTAGAACGCTTAATTAGGATGCTCGAATTTGATGCTCCACTTGACATTTGTTTGTTCCTTCTATGTAATTTTTATGTTAAAATGATCCGCCGTCAACATAGCCTATTAAATTCGCATAAACATTACCAGATATAGTCATCGCAGAGTTAACCGTCAAAGTGTTATTTGTGTTACTAACCGCTATATTATTTAGATAAAGTGTGGTTCCCACATTAATAGTGTTACCGGCCTGTAGGCTATTCACTTTGTATGTGGAAGTATTATCTAAATTGAATGGTTCTATGACTGTTAGTGACATTTTTTTCTTACTTTATTGTCTATTTATTCCTTATCTACCGTCATTTCCATTTTCAATTTGAATTGTTTTTGATTGTTCAATTTGAATTCCTGCCGATTTCATAAAGATTTCTTTAGTTATTTCATTGGCCTTGACCATTTCATTTCTAAAACTTTCGACTGCCGCACCAGTACTTCTTTGCTGACCAGAATTTTCAATCAGTAACATCGGCAGCCAATTTACCGCACAATTCCATTCATCAATTTGTTTACCGGTATTAATATCGTAACCTTGTACTTTGGTAAACCAAGCACATTTAAGTCCGATACAATCTTTTTTAAGTAAAGGACAAAAAGTTCCTTTTTCTAATTGCATAATAAACTCCTTCAATCATGTTTTATAACATTGTATTACATCTATATAGTTGACAGAAAAATTGATACTACTGTTTAATTGAAACGATACACCTAGTGGGTGACTATGTGGCGCCCCACAACCAGCACTATTTGTAGACCACGGACCTGGACTTCCTGATGGTTTTGTAACGCCATTTGGCAATGGTCCTGCATTGAATGTATTCACCGCACAACCAGTTATCGCAAAGTTTTGTGGGAAACTATGGGTATGTGAAGCAATTTGAGGTGCGGTAAGTGCTGTACCGCAAATTGTGCCCGAGGTTGTGTTTGCAAAACCTTTAAAAGGTAGAGCTGGTGTATGTATTGTTGTAAATGGTGACCCACTCGTTACAGTATTTCCTGTTGAGCCACTAACTAATCTCAGCGCAATATTATTATATGTTGTGACTTGAACCCAACCAGTGGGCGCTGATGGTGCCATAAAATAAGTAGTTGCTCCCGATACAAATACAGCCATTATATAATCCTCTGACAAAGAATCAAATCTATATATTTGATTGCAAAATTAATTGTGCCCGGTGAAAATGGTACTGAGCCTGATCCAGAAAAAGATTGGGGATGTGCATGGCAACCACCACCATATGTACCGCTATCCGTTGTTGTTCCTGATTGTGGTGATACCGATACAACCTGTGCAGTTGGTCCTGACGTAAATGATCTAGTTGTATATGGTGGTCTAAAATATGCAGGCGGTGATGCGACAGAATGTGTATGCGGCGGTATTTGTGCGGCGGTCAATGTTGTAGGACCACCAAGTGCACCAGGAGAAACTGTTAATGTTGTTGCACCAAAAGGCTGTGGTGTTGGAGAAAATACTGTACTGAAGGCTTGTGCTGAAGTCACAACTGTGTTTGAAGTATTAACTAACCGTAAAGTCAAATCATTATATGTAGTTATTCTAGTCCAATTAATAGGAGCCGAGGCCTGCTGAAATTTTGAAACAGAGCCTGCTGGTATTTGACGAGTTGTAATTGATCCTGCCATTTTTTACTTCTGGTATTGTGCTATAATATTATCAAGATATTGTATTGCAAGAGTAGTTGATGCGCCTGAAAATGAACCAAGTGCCGCAGATGTTAAACCATTTGTGGTATGTGTGTGAGGAGCCGCGGTACAAGAACCAAATGATGCAGTAGAACAACCTGATCCTCTTGCAACACCAAAATATGTTTGTGGTGAAGGTAACGAATGATTATAAGGACCTTGTGCCTGAATACCACAATATGGATGAGTATGTGGTGGTAATTGTGCGGCAGTTAACGCAACACCACCAACCGTCACAGTACCTAAAACTGGCATTACATTAGCACTTACGGGTGCCGGAACGGTACCGCTTGATGTTACCGGAGTGTAAATTGTTGAAAAATTAGAAGAACCGCCGCTACCAATTACTCCAGTGCCTACAATTCTAAACGCATAATCGTTATTAGCTGTTTGTTTGACCCATCCTGTAGGCGCAGTAGCCATTGCAAATATCATATTTGCTTGATAATAATCTGTACGACCAGAAGAATCTGAAGGACCTATGCCAATAAATCCTAAGGCGCCAGTTTGATTTATTCTACTCATAATTAAACATATGTTGCATAAGATCCAAGAACTGTAATTGTTCCACCAATATTAATTATTGCAAAGGTTAAGAAATCCCATTGACTGATATTGCCGGTGTATGAACTTCCATTTAACCATTTAGGAGTATATGTTGTAGTATTAACTTGAATTGTGCTTGGGTAATATGCTGTAGCGCCTTGATTTATAACTAGAGTAACTAAAACTGATTTGTTTTGAGTTGTTGGTACATTTATAAAATTTGCAGTCCAGTTTTGCGACATACCACTGTTATAATATGTAGGACCACTATTAAAATCATAGTTGGTTGAAGAACCAGGATTACCAGTATTTGTAATATTCTCGGTTGACTGCTGAACTGACATTAAACCTGTTGCGGTAAATGTATTTGTTGTGACATTGTAAGCCGATATATTACCTGTAGCACCAGTTAATATGATATTACCTGTAACGTTTAAATTACCCGCAAATACAGCACCTGATGTATTTGCAAGAGCATTATTCGCTTTTGTATATGCCGAGTATGCATATGTATTGATACTGTTAGCAAAGCCATAAGCACTATACGCATACACGTTAACGCTGTTTGCAAATGTAAATGCGGAACTTATATTTGTGTTCTGTGCATTTCCTATGCCTTGTAGAGTAATTGTATTAGCTGATGCCAAATTAGCGTTAGCATATGCTGAGTATGCATATACGTTAACACTATTTGCAAAGTTATATGCAGAATACGCATACACATTCACACTATTTGCAAACGCAAACGCTGAAGTAATATTAGTATTCTGTGCTACATCAACACCTTGCGTAATTAATATTTGAGCATTAGCATAGCTAGAAATATTATTGGCTTGAGTAAAAGCACCATTAGCAAACGATTGAGCAGATGTGATGTTTGTATTTTGAGTTGTATCAACACCTTGCGTAATTAATATTTGTGCATTAGCATAACTTGAAATATTATTCGCTTGAGTAAATGCAGAGTTTGCTTGTGTAAATGCTAGATTCGCTTGAGTAAATGCTGAAACAATATTGGTATTTTGTGCAGTTTCAATACCAAATAAAGTTATTGTATTTGAAGATGCCAAATTGGCATTTGCATATGCACTATACGCATACACGTTAACGCTGTTTGCAAAAGAATAGGCGCTGTAAGAGTAAATGTTAATGCTATTTGCAAAAGAATATGCACTATATGCATACAAGTTAATTGTGTTAGCAAAATTGTAAGCACTATACGAATAAACGTTAACAGTATTGGCAAATGTATAGGCGGCATTAGCAAATCCAGCAGTTATATTTTGTGCCGCATAAGATGCATAGGAATACGTATTAACAGTATTGGCAAATGTATAAGCACCATTGGCAAAACCTGCTGTAATATTTTGTGCCGCATAAGATGCATAGGAATACGTATTAACCGTATTGGCAAATGTATAGGCGCTATT